CTTACGCTAATAAGGTAGACGCTCATAAACTCCAAAACCAAACTTTACACTCCCCTACAACTGTGACTTTTTTGATCGGTCAATAGTCTAAGTGAATTCCGAAATGGGTGTAAATGCATAAAATTTACAGAAAAAATCGGTAATTTTATTCTTCAGTTGGTATATATTAGTCATCAAAATAGCATAATAATAATTACCTTTCACCATTAAACAAATGATTCTTATACTTTTTTATTAATATACCAACTGGAAAATAAAGTTGGTATAGTATAATATAGGCTATAAATTAGATGACATTAAAGTATAGATGAAACAAGCATTGATAATAAATTATATCCGTTATACAGATAGTATTATAATATTGTTTTACAGCCACATACAATTAAATATAATCTCTTAATTTAATAATATTTTTAACTATTTTGAAAACAGATAAACAAATTGAAATTATCCTTTATTGTTTTTTATTTAATGATTGAACAATAGTTTTTATACTAGTTTGTTGAGCTTGTTTTAATTTTTTTATGGCTGTTTTATCATTACTTAATAATATATTGTATTTTTTGATAATTGCATCCACAGTTTTCGCTTTGTCGTTACTATTTATGTGTTTGAAAAAATCAATTATAACTTCATCTCTCACTTTTTCATAATAATCTGATATTTGTTTAAAACTATGACCATTTTTTAACATTTTTATAATATTATCAGTATTATATTCGTCAGCTGATTCATTATCATTTTCATCTCCATTCCGATCAATTTCTTCAACAGATTCCATTGATACCTCTTCATTATCTAAATTGGTACACAGAGGTTCAGTATTTCTACGAATAATGGATTTTATTGTTGATATGAGTAAATCATAGACAGCGTCGTTTTTTACTTTTCGCATTTCATTTAAAAAATCTATACTATTCTCATTTATTAAATTGTTGTTTAATATATCATCATTATAATATTCTAATAATTTTTCATTAATCTCCTTGTAGTTATTATCACCATATAACATATCAAAGTATTTGAACCAATTATCCAATTTTATATTTTTTAAAAACATACCTGTTAAATCATTTTTTAATATTGTAATAAAATCATTACAACCCAATTCATTTATTAATTTGAATATATTTATAATGTCATCATTTGACATCTCTTGTTTTTCTATTTTACTATTATACATATATCTTAATATGTATGATATTTGATTCTTATTATAATTTGACATATCAATTGTATTATCATTTATATTTAATTTGTTAGTAGTACAATATTTTATAATAAATGCATGACAGTTTAATATAGAATCATTTGCTTTTATTAATATTTCGCCATCATTATTTCCATTATTAAATAAAGTATTAAGATATGTATTCATTATTAGTTATTTTTCAATTCTATTTATTTGGTTTATTTTGTTTACTTTTCAACTTTTTTATAGGTTTCGGTTTTACAATTAAAATTTCTTTATCTTCTTCTTGATCCTCTTCATCTTCTTCATAGTCGTCATCTATAATCATTGTACTTTTATTTTTATTTGTTAATTTAAGTTCATTTTTAAGTATAGTTTGAACTGATTGAACTGTATCTGCTGTTTTCTTTGATAATTGTTTATTTAGTGAACATTTTTTTATTGTTTTTACTATGGCATTCCTTAACTGTATACATTGTGTATCGGTCAATTCTTCAATTGTGTATAATTCTTTACAATATATAAATATTGATAAAAATATAGAATTATTCATATTATTTATAATACTTTTTGTAAATATTTGATTATTAAATAATGATTTTGAAAAGTAAATAGTTAATTTTGGTTCAAATGATTCAATCAATTTATGTATTTTTGGTTGTGTACTGTAATCACCTAAAAAATCATCTCTTTGTTTTTTTGTTGGTATGTTGTTATTATTAGATTCAAGTATGTATAATAAATCTGAAATTAATATCACATGGCCATTTCTTTCTTTATTTGATATGACATATTTAGATACTAAATCTTTTTGTTTATCACAAAAGTTTCTAAAAGCTTCACATCCTTTATCTGTTTTAAAAATTGACATTATTAATTCACCAGCAGTCAATTTGGCTCCTTTTTGAATTCTATTAAAAATGTCAACTTGGTCTTCATATGACAAATCATCATATTTAACAACTGGTAATGACCTAAATCCAAAATCCGCTTTTTCTGAATTAGTCATATGTCTGTAATTTTTATCATCTGCATATATGCTTGGTACATTGTCATAATATATAAATTCATTTTTCCATTCAAAACAATATTTATTTTTCATATACTCGCACAGAGAGGTTAATCGTTGTTTTCCATCAATACAAATGAATTTATTATTGTTTCTGCTTAAATTTAAAATTATGTTATTTGGAACAATGTTTTTGAAAACTGAATCAATAAATGCACTTTTCTGGTCTTCTTTCCAAACAATATCTCTTTGATATCTTGCAGTTAAATCTATTTGACCATTATTGCATTCCGTAACTATTGTTGATACTGATTTATTCTCTAATGCTGACTTAAATTTATCATCATCCATTATAATATCTAGAAAAAGTATATTTTTATATATTTTCAATTCTATTTGGTTTATTTTATTTACCTTTCAACTTTTTTACCATATGCATATATGCTTGATACATTTTCATGATTAATCTGTAAAAAATACCTTATTATACTTTTTCAACAGATTATATATAATATATAAGAAAACAATAAAATTATTTTAAATTGTATATAATATATAATGAAATTATTTCCGACGTATGGCGATAAAAAACAACTATGTATGTCATTAGTTGAACAATTAGCGAAATTGGCTATTTATTATGCTAAAAAGAAAATGTATGATACTGAAAAAGTAATCACTGATAAAATTACTATTATTCAAACAAAATATGAAAAAGGCGAAGATATAATTAAAATAATACAAGACGTACTATTAACAAATACATTTGATGACCATTTGAAAAATTTATTTAAAGATTTACTTAAAAAAGAAATAAACAAAATTTCTTCAGGTCTAAGCTCAGGTATTAGTTCAGGTCTAAGCTCAGGTATTAGTTCAGGTCTAAGCTCAGGTGTTAGTTCAGGTGTTAGTTCGGGTATTAGTTCAGGTCTAAGCTCAGGTATTAGTTCAGGTCTAAGCTCAGGTGTTAGTTCAGGTGTTAGTTCGGGTCTAAGCTCAGGTGTTAGTTCGGGTGTTAGTTCTGGTATAAGTGTTAGTAATTTATCAGCTGAATCACTATCAAAAATAACTATGCTTGGTGGGTATTTTACAAGTTATACAAAAACAGGAATTCAATTATTGCAGCTTCCGGACTTTGGGTTTGGTCTTGATGATATACAATTTAACGGCATATTTAATGATATGTATGATTCATACAACAATATAGAATTTAGTGATCCATCTGGTCATATTACAACGTTGTATAATATTACACTTGCTGAAGCAAAACTATATGCAACTGTAATGGGCTCAAAAATTTATGCTTTTGCATATGTAAGTGAAGAAACTGAGATGGCTAGAGGTAAAAAACAAGATAAAATATATAATTCATCAGCATACTTTTATAATAGGACTAATTCAAATTTTAAAGTTGTTGCAATTAAAAAGAGTAATGCAGTCGTTTATAAAAAAAAGGAACGAGTTGATCCGGAAGCACTCAACAAATTATTGGATAAAATTATTGGAAAAATAGAAAACAACCAGAATCCAAATGAAGATTTTATTATAAATATAGATAATATTTTCAATATACTACACAAAATGGCTCTACATTGTAATATGGATACAATTAAAGATGTGGATAGATTCGACTATAGCAATATGAAAAAGGAATACGAAGGAGATTTAAGATTTGTGTTAAAATCATATCCAAGAGGATACAACTATATACCTTTTACAACTAAATTCAATAAAATAAAAGATTATTTGATCGGATTTGATGAAGAATTTAAGGTAAAAGATATTGTTGTCAATAAATTTATTTTTATTGCTATGATAGATATGTTATATGAAACACAGGATATATTTGACAAATATAATATTAAAAATTGGTGGTTACTTGGTGGAACTATGATTGGTGCAGCCAGAAACAAAGGTCCACCTATATGGGATGATGACATCGATTTAGGTATTTTAGGATATAAAATGACTGATAGTATTACAATAAGTGGTAAATTATATAATTATGGTGATGTAGTCGGTGATTTCTATAAATTATCAAAGGAAGAATTAGACACAAAATACAGTTTGAAAGATATAAAAGATATTTGGAATTTTCCTTCTGAATTGCAATTTCTTTATTTAAAATTTGAGTTTATTAAAAAAGGTTACGATATTGGTGGAATATATTTTAAGGATATGCCGTCAGGTTGGGTAGCTGGTGATGGATGGTGGACATTAAATTATACAAGAAGAAAATTCAGAGATGTTTTAATGAAGTCACTACCATTTGTCGATTTTAATAGTGTATTAGTTCAATCAGAAGAATACATATTATCAAATATGGAAACATATTTAGAATATTATTTTAATTCAAATTCGCCTGGTGCAACAATACCACATCTTGACTTATTTACTTATTTTAAAGAGAAAAATAATTATGTAGGCATTCGGACGTCGGATTGGAAAATTCAATATTATGAACGCGGACTAACAACAATTTTAGAGAAAAACGGATACGTAAATTTAAATTTAAATTCTAGCAAAAAGAAAGAGTTATTAGATTTTCTCAACTCATTTGATATATCAGGTAAGAAAATAGATCAATTACATTTTGATGAATTTATAAATAATTTAATTAACACATTAGGGAATAAAGATATAAAGACAAAATTTAAAAATTACTTTGATGATGGTACATTCGTAGACTATAATTTTAGAAATGATTTATATTTGTATATTATCAATGAATTAACAAAAAAAGGTATTGCTATTGATTATAGTAAATTTCATTTTTTTAAGGATTCTGATATGTTTCCTATTCAAAAAATTGCATTTTTAGATAGACAAATTAATTGTGTGAAAGAAGTTAAGGAAATAATAAAAAGTGCATATGGTGATAAAGCATTAACTGTAGGAAGAATATGGGGACATGCTGGATTTTCTTCTGAAATGACAGTAGATTTTAATAAAAGACATATTATGGAAATGCATGACAATTATTATAATTCAATTTCATATTATTCGTTTTATTCCGATCCAACAATAACTCAAATTGGATTTATAGATTGCAGTGCATCAACTACTTACGATGAAAATACAATTACAACTAATTTAATTGCTAATTCATCATCAGTAATACTTGCTAAAGGTATAAGAGTAAATGATTTGCTATTAGAAATATACAAAAATAAGAGTTCAGTAATTTATCCGGAAAAAGTAGAAATACAGAATTCTAAACTAATTCTTGGATTTAAAGTTGTAGATATAACAAATCAACTGAGTGGGTCAATATGTATTAATAATATTCCGTCACCCCAGGGGAAAGCAATTCACAAATTTAATAATGCGATAGTTCCAACTGGAAAACCAAATGAATATAAAATGTTATATAGGGCATTTTGGAAAGGTAATTATGATACTGCATCAAATGATATTAAAAATATTAATTCATTATGGAACAGGAACCCTCTAGTTAATGATACAGATTGGAATTTTATATTTAATACTTTAGGTCAATGCGATTTAACTATTGATGATGCATTTAATGTAAGTGTTTCAAATGATAAAATTTGCGAAAAATATGTTGCACTTGAAGATCCAAGAATATTTAAAGATTCAAAGGGAAAAGTACATGTTACGACTCAAGGACAAGTATGGTCTAATTTTTATGGAGTAAATGGACCCAATAACTGTAAAGAGAATATTTGTGTTACTTTATCAAAACATATTTATGATATTGAAAATAACAAACTTATAACTGATTTAGAAATATTATGTCCAGATAAATCGCAAAATATAGAAAAAAATTGGATGATGTATGAATATGAAAATAATTTATATTTTTATTATGATTTAAATAATCAAAAAACAATTAAATATGGTGAGCATGAATGTGAATTAATATCTCTTAATCCAAATCGTTTGGATGATATACATAAAAAAAGTGGTATCATGTTTAGTGGTGGTACTCCAGCAATTCCATTTAATAAAGATGGTAGAGATTTAAGAATAGCTTGTGGACATGCTAAAGCTAATAATAATTACATTAAATCTCATATAGACCAAACAAAAATATCTAATTTCGACAATTATTTTCAACATTTTCAATTGACATATTGGATGTTTTTTGTCACATTCGATCCAAAAACAGCAGAAGTTGTACATATAAGCGATTTGTTTATTCCAACATCACCAGATATTCACAATTCACATATGCCGTATTTATTAGTCTTTCCAATGTCTTTAATTGAAATAAATAATGAATATATTATTTCATATGGTGAGGGAGATGTAAAATGTAAACTAATGAAAATTCCAATTAATGATGCAGTATCAATGTTAAAACCTCTTAATAATATTAATTCGGCTGATGATTTAGTTTTTTCATTTATTTCTGAGGCACCTATTCAAAATGTAATAGCAGGGGGATCATTAAAAGAAAAAAGATATACATATAAAAATAGATTATAAAAAATCAATGAATGCATGGTAATGATAATATCATAATGGCCTATTTATTTTTAACTCAAATTATTATACCAACTGAAAAATAAAATTACCGATTTTTCTATAATTTTAATGCATTAAACATATTTAATATATTAAAAGTTCATTTTACTACTGTTCGCAGCTGCATGACAATATGGGTTGATTACATGATGCTACATTTAATGTTTATTTAATGTAATAAATCCATATTGTTAGACATCTGCGCAAATTCATATAAAATAAATAATTTAGATAGGTTACGCGGAAATATACCAACACTATTTCACTTTGTTATATAATAAATCCAGCAAAGATGACATATGTTGTTAGACAGCCACGCAGGTTATATGATCTTAAAATTTTGGCATATAATATATAGAAAAATTGGTAATTTTATTTTCCAGTTGGTATATATTGAAATATTTAGTTTATCTATTTATAGCCACATTTTGTATAATAAAATAAATACAAAGAATGGACTTAAAATATTATCATATATACAAATTTAATTATGAGAGCTTAAATGTATAAAACTAATAAATAAAAATAAATATATTAATAAAATATTTATTTTAATAAAAGTAAACGAATTATTATTTAATACAATGAACTTTAATTTTATGCAACAACAACATTTCTTTTAGGTCTTCCTGTTGTTTTTTTACTTTTTGATGATTTAGCTGTTTGCGGATCTGATGATATAGTTATTTCAGTAGTAGATGGTGTTGTTATTTCTTCTTTTTTATTTTCAGAATCAGATAATAATGTTAAGTCAAATTTAGCATATCTAACATTTTTATCCGAATTATTTTCACTTTGTAATTGTTCACTATATCTTTGTCTTTTAATTATATTTTTTTCTTTATTACTATATTTAACTTTTGGTGTATCTGATGTTGTTTTTAAAACTGTATCAGAAAATTCATTTTTAGAATAAGTGACAAATTTATTTTTTTCTGTTTCATCTGTCTTCTTTTTTGTTGTTGATTTTAAATATGAGTCTATTTTATGGTAGGTTGAATCATTTAATTTATCAAAAAACATAAATAATCCATTTTGGTTTTCAGTTATGTTTTTATTATCAGCATAAATAATTTCTAAAATCTTGACCATATCTTCCTTTCGTTTGAGAGTAGATATTTTCTTTGCTAATCGTTTCTTTTTTTCATAAGGATATTCCATGATTATATCTTGGTTCTTATATACCTTATATGATAGTAAAATCATATAATTGTAACCGCATAAAAAGACACTTAAAAAAAATATATTCTATATTTATAAATGAATTTAAAAAAAATTAAGAATAATCTACCAAAAGATAATGTTTGGAATATTCGTGCAATTCAATCAACAATTAAAGAAATAATATCAAAAAAATTACATGAGTCAAACAAAGAAATAAATGATACATATCATAAATTTATGGATTCAGTTCCTCTTGCAGTTAATTATATAATTTGTTATCCTGATTATTTTACTATTTATTTAACAGGAGGCTGGACCACCGGAACATCAACAATGAGAACTCATGTAGGTGCCTTTATTTCTGATAATGAATCTTCTATTTGCTTTTCTGACGATCAAGAAAAATTATGGAAAAAACTGAATGATCTTATCTGATTCTTTTTTATTATTATAAAAGTGTATAATTTATATGTATATACATCTGTTCCAGGATTCATTTGGAATCCTACGACATTTGATTGGTTGAGTTATTTGCTGTGAATGTCATTGAACAAGGCATAATTGTGCAATATGGCATGTTAACAGTCGGCTCCAAAGATGATACTTTCCTAGAGTTGCTAACATTAGTTTATAATAATACAATTTGTATTATTTAAGTGTCATTAGTTACGATGTATACAGAGTATTTTTTTACATTTAGAATGTTAGCACAGTATACATATTAATGTAACTAATATGTTGATGGTGTATAAATACTATAAAATTTATGTATTGTCATCACTAAAATACAGTTGTTATGTTATCTTTATATAATTTTATTTATATTATTCCAAATGAATCATGAAATGGGTGTAATGCTAATGACCCAACAGGTTCATTTAGTGGTTTATAAAACAGATATACTCTGTCCTCAACAAAAACATCATCTCCATTATTATCCTGCTCCCAATAAAGTCTACCACATGGCCAATCACAATATCCATTCCACTAATAATCTGCATAAATAGCTTTATTGTCATCTACATTGCCATTTACTGTTTTTATTATTAAATAATCATCACTTCCACAATAAACTCTTTGAATACAAGAAACAAGTTTTCCTGAAGGAGATAGTGTATGAGAAAATTCTGCATGCTTATACATTTTGATGATTTTGTATAGAGTATTATAATAAATAGGAAATACAATGTCAATTTTTTAAAGCATTGGCATCATAAGATGAACTAACAATAACATATATTATTTTATGAAATTTTTATTGTTATTTATTCTTGTTGTGTTTATTATACATTACTTTATTCATAATGCTTCCATTTTTTAACACCATTCCTATCTTCAACAATTATCCAAATTTTACCATCACCACCTTTCTTTTTTGTTCCAACTTCTTGAAGAGATGCAGATACACTTGGACTTGGTCGTTCCCTCTTTTTATGCAATTTCCATCGTTTGGTCCCATTCTTATCTTCAACAATTATCCATTTATTCTTATCATTTCCTACTTTAATTGTTCCAACTGAAAATCCAGTCGCAGATGCTGATGGTGATGGTCTTGCCTTACTATCATTTGATCCATTTCTACTTCCCTTTCTACTTGCCTTTCTACTTCCCTTTCTGCTCATCTTTTTGTTTCCCTTTCTACTTATTTTGTTTGTCTCTATTGATTCTAAATCTAGGAGTAATGTTGGTCTTCTCTTGGTATTTTTTAATATTTTTCTGCTTATTGTCTTTCTACTCACTTTTCTGGACACAGGTGATGTTTTCCTATTAATATTTATATGTTTTATTGATTCTAAGACTAGGAATAGCTCAATAAAAAGAAATTTACTTCTTATTATACCAATGTCACCTCCCATCCATGTATCTGCAGCACGATTACCATAATAGTCTTTTATATAATTGATCCAATTTTGTGATGTATCTTCAGCCACCCATGATTGATAACCGTAATCACCTCCCATCTTAACTGTCAAATATATTTTTTTATTTTTATAAGTATATTTAATTGAATCTGTAAATAACTTTAAAGTGTCAATCACAATATCTTTTCCAATTCCATTAACTAATTCTTTATCTGCAATGTTTCTTATTTCTTCTGGCACTTTTTTATCATCTATAAAATATTTTTTGTTAGAATTTACCCAGTCTTTAGCAGTCAAACCTTCTTTTATGACTTCTGGTATTTTGGGATCATCAATAGATTTATATGTTTTTTTTGGTCCTATGTCTTTCTCGGGTAACCAGACTATTTGACCAGTTTTTTTATCCATTTGAAAATTATAATGTGGTGCTAGTTTTGGAATAAGTACAATTTCAAATTCCATTTTATATATTATGTAATCCTAAAATAAAAAAACTAAATGTGTTTTGAATATATTAAACAGAAAACACTTTAATTACTTGTTGAATTGGTCCATTATAAATAGGACATTGTTTCAACTGTGGTATGCAAGTGTTACAAATGCACATGTGACCACATGGCGAAATTAAGTGATCTTTCGGCCTACACATAGGAAATCAAACAATTGCATAAAAAAAATAAAATCAAATAAAAATGAAATTAAAAGTACAAACAATAAATCAAAAAAGTTATTCAATCAATAAACCAGACATTTTATATATTAGTAATAAAAAATATATTAATTATAATATATAGTCAAATAATGTCAGAATTTGACAATACAACAGAGAAATTAACATCAGAAAGTGAATTAATGAAAATAGACTACACCTATCCAGAAACTAATGATAAAGATCTTCAAAATAAAATATATAAGAAGCGCGAATTCTATTATAATAAAATTCCTGATCGTCCTGAATTTAAAGATTATGAAGAAATACATGAATTCCGAAATAAAATTTGTGCTGGTCCTAGGGAATTATTACCACAACAGGCATTTTTAGTAAATTTAATCAATCCCCATACAAATTATAGAGGAATTCTTGTTATGCATGGTACTGGTGTCGGAAAATGTGTTACTGGCGATAGTTTGGTTTATGTCAATGGAAATTTAATGCCAATAAAAAAAATCTGGGATCGTCATCAAAATGAATATTCAATTAGAGAAGATGATGGTAGTGAATGGAGAGGTGTTAATATGGATTTATATGTTAATAGTTATAATGAAAATGAAAAAGTAATGGCTGAAAGTAAAATTACAAAATTATATAGGCAACCAATATGTGAAAAAATTCAGGAAATCATCCTTGATAATGGATTGAAAATTAAAATGACATTACAACATAGAATGTTAACAGCAACTAATAACTGGTCAAACAATTTAAAAATTGGAGATTATGTATGCATTCCAAAATATTTGATCAATACCCATAAATCTTTTTCAAATATATTAGATAATGAAACCTTACAATCTATGAATCAAGAAACTATATTACCTAATTTTATTATGGATGCAGATAAAGATGCAATTATAAATTTTTTGCGATATTATTTTGATAAACATGGAATCATTAATAAAAGCAATGGTTTACTTTATATTGTAAATAAATCAAGTATAATTATAATGCAATTATATTGTCTTTTAAAATTATTTGGCATAAGATCTGTTCTAGATGATTCTAATAGAATATTATATCTTACATGCGAAAATTTGAAATCATTTATAGAAATAATTGGCCTTCCAAATAAAAATAAATATAATATTTTAAAAACTATATGTGATATGAATTATCATGAATCTAAAACAGATAATATGGAATATATTAGAATTAAATCTATTAAATATGTACAGTATAATGGTTATGTTTATGATTTAGAAATAGAAGATTATCATAATTATATTGTTAATGGAATTTTGACACATAATACATGCGCAGCCATTAGTATTGCAGAACAATTTAAACCAATGGTTCAAAAATATGGTACAAAAATTCATGTTCTTGTTCCAGGGCCCCTTATGAAAGAAAATTGGAAAACTGAATTATTAAAATGTACTGGTGAAACATATATGAAATATGAAGATGCAACAGTATATATCAATGAAGCTGAAAAACAAAAAGCAATTAAGATTGCACTTAATTCAGCCATGCAATATTATAGATTTATGAGTTATAGAAGTTTTTATAAAAAAGTATTAGGAGAAAAAATTAGAGAACAACCAAAAACGGGTGAAAAAGTAAAAGCAGTTTATAGGAAAACTGAAGAAGGGGAATTTGAAAGAGATATATCAATTGATAGAATTTATAATCTAAATAATACATTGTTAATTATTGATGAGGCTCATAACTTAACTGGAAATGCTTATGGCGAGGCTTTAATGAAAATTATTAAAAATTCATATAACTTACGAATAGTTTGTCTAACTGCAACGCCAATGAAAAACTTGGGTGATGATATTGTCGAATTATTAAATTTTTTAAGACCACACGATAGTCCTATTATTCGTGATAAAATATTTAGCAGTCATAAGAACCATGAAATGATAATTAAACCAGGTGGTATTGAATATCTCAAAAAAATGTCATCCGGATATGTTTCCTATTTACGTGGTGCAGATCCACTTACCTTTGCAAAAAGAATTGATAAAGGTATAATTCCACCAGGATTATTATTTACTAAAATGACAAGATGCAGTATGTTATCATTTCAAAGAAAAATATATGACGAAACTATTAAAATTGTTGATGATACATTAGATAGAAGAAGTGGTGCAGTTTCTAACTTTGCTTTTCCTGGATTGGATGACAGTAAAAAATTAACTGGTTATTATAGTAATGATGGTATTGATACCGTTAAAAATCAATTAAAAGTTAATCTTGAATTAATTAATAAGAAAATAGCTCTTGAAATTTTAAAAGATAAAAATTTAGAAAATGATACTGATCTGTTATATATTTCTGACAGTGGTAATACACTTAGCGGGAAAATATTTAAAATGGAATATCTCAAAAATTTTTCAATAAAATTTTATAAAGCATTAAAAAAAATTAATAGACTAATTTATTCTAAAAAAGGTGCAAGAACAGCATTTGTTTATTCCAATCTTGTCAGGGCCGGAATAGAGATATTTCAAGAAATATTATTAATGAATGATTATTTAGAATATAATGAAGATCCTAAAGCTTATAAAATAAAATCAACTACTAGATGCTATTTTTGCGGGAAACCATATAGTGAACATCAAAAAGAAAAGATATCAAATAAAAGAATTGAAAGTCAAAGAATGGTATCTGAATCATCAACTGAATATGTTAAGCCAAGTGGAAAGATGCCAGAGCATGAATTTCATCCGGCAACATTTCTAGTTGTAACAGGGAAATCATCAGAAGACTCAGCTGATGTAATACCCGAAGAAAAGCAATTTATTTTGAAAAATGTATTCAGTAGCTTAGATAACTTAGATGGAAAACATATTAAATTAGTTTTAGGAAGTAAGGTTATGACGGAAGGGCTGAGTCTTCAATTTGTCTCTGAAGTTCATATTCTTGATGTTTATTTTAATTTAGGTAAAGTAGATCAAGTTATTGGTCGTGCAATTAGACATTGTTCTCACTTTGGCTTGATGAGTGAAAAAAATCCATATCCAGAAGTTAATGTTTATAAATATGCAGTTAAATTGAATGATAACGAAGGTTTATCTACAGAAGAAGAATTATATAAAAAAGCAGAATTAAAATATCTTCTTATCAAAAAAGTCGAAAGAGCATTAAAAGAATCATCAGTTGATTGTCCATTGAACCGAACTGGAAACGTTTTTCCTGAAGAACTCAAAATATATGATAATTGCATTGAACCATCTCAAATTGATAATCGTGAAAATATGAATAATAAGTTAACATGTCCCTCATTGTGTGATTTTGAAAAATGTGATTTCCGGTGTGACAGTAAGGAATTAAATTTGAAATATTTTGATGAAAAAACAGGTAAATATAGATCACTTAATAAGGGTGAATTGGATTATACAACTTTCACTAGAACATTAACTAAAAATGAAATTGAATCAACAAAAGATAAAATAAAAGAAATGTATCAAGTAAAATATTTATATATATTAAAAGATATAGTTAATTATGTTAGAAATTCATATGAAGGTGAGAAAAAAGAGTTATTTGATGAGTTTTTTGTTTATGAAGCTTTAAATGAATTAACACCAGTTACAGAGAATGATTTTAATAATTTCAAAGATATAATTCATGATAAATTTGGAAGACAAGGATATTTGATTTATAGAGACAAATATTATATTTTCCAACCGCTTGATCAAAATGAGAATGTTCCTATGTATCACAGAATAACATTTGATAGAACAATGAAACAACAATTGAGTCTTTATAATTATCTTCAAAATATTGCTAAAGTTGACATGGATGATGAAGAAACTTCTAAAGATTCAATAGATAAAAAAGAAAAACAACTTGGATACGATTTTGATTCAGTTATGGATTATTATGATAATCGCGATGAGTTCAAATATGTTGGTGTCATTGATAAAGAATCGAGTCGACGAAAAATTAAAACAGAAGAAGAACTTTCAGATGTATTTAAAATTCGCGAAAAGAGACCTAAAACAGTTACAAAAAAGAGATCTACTGGTTTATTCAGTTTATTTGGATCTGTTTGCTCAACTTCTAAAGATAAAGAATATCTAGATAAAATAGCAAAAGAACTGAAAATAAAACCAAGTCCGAATGAACTTAGAATTGATATATGTGAAAAAATCAAAGAGAAATTACTATTCTTGGAAAAATATAGCACTAATAAAAAAGGAAATAAACTTACATATGTCATGATACCAAAAAATCATAAAGAATATTCATTTCCATATAATCTTGAAGATAGGAAGAATTACATTGTAAATCAATTGAAGGAAGAAATAAAATTTAAATTAGATATTGTAGTTAAAGATATAAAAAAAATAGTTAAAGAAGAAAATATTATTGAATATATAATTGAATTAAAGGATAATTCTAATCTCAAGGATTTTACAGAATTATTGAAGAAATTAAATTTTAAATTAACTGGAAACAAGTGGATTTTGAAAATCGAATGAATAAAAAAAAGAATATCACAAAAGAATTTTCATTTGAATTTGATAGGCTTTTAGATATTGACAGACTATTGAAGACAACAAAAAATAAAAATAATCTTAAAATCACATTGAAAAAAAATCCAATTAAAGGAACTGGTATTTATGCTACTGAATACATAGAATTTGGTGAAACAATTGCTTATTATAAAATTAGAGTATTTAATGAAGCAACTTATAGTAGTCCAACCAATTATGTATATGCATTTAGTGTTTATGGTGTATCCGGAAAACAAAGTGAACATTTAATTGGTGACATTGATATTCATTCTATTCCAGATCCAAAAAATAATATTCCTTTTTGGGGGATGTTAGTTAATGAACCGTCAGAAGACCAAGATATTAATGCTGAAGTTGATACTAATATTGATGAGAATTATAAAAACAAAAATATAAAAAGAGTTAAAGCAGGTACTTATCTAGTATATAAAATAATTGCGACTCGCGATATTAATATTGGAGAAGAAATAACGATTTATTATGGAGATAGTTATGAAAGAAACTATAAGTTAAATCCAAAAATATTGAAAAAATAATATAAAAAAAATAATTATATAGAAAATACTATTATAGACAAATGACTAGTCCATATATAAACACAAAGTTATCAACTTCAGTTTTATTGCATCCATATCAAATGGATAATAAAATTTATCTACATTTAAAAAAAAATTTAGAGAATAAACTTGTTGGTAGATGTTTTTCTAAATATGGGTATGTTGTTAAGGTAATTGAGATATTGAGTTATAAAGATGGTGTTGTTGAAGCCGAAAATACAGAATCATCAGCATTGTTTGATATTGAGTTTTCATGTAAAATTTGTGCACCATTAAGAAACACAACTATTATTTGTCAAATTGATAAAATAAATAAATTATTAATTACTGCTATTAATGGGCCAATTCTTATAGTTATTACTAATGATAGAGTGAATGACAAATCATTCTTCAAAGACAAAAATAATAATATTAGGTATAAGAAAGGGGAAACATCTGAGATATTGAAATCGCATGATTTTATAAAAGTAACTTTACAGACAATTCAGTTTTATGATGGCGATGAAAAAATAAAGGCTATTGGCTTTATTGAGGAAATGGCATCAGATGAAGAAACAAAAAATTTTTATTCTGATCAATATAAAGAAATAAATCAAGTGGTTGAATTTGAAGAATATACAAAAGACAATCAATAATTTATTCAACTTAAAAAAATAATTTAAGAAATTATTACTAATATATATTAATTATTTTAATATATACAAATAATGAAAAAGAAATCTAATATTTATTGTGTCAACTGTGATGGAATTGGTCATTTATCAAAAAACTGTAATATACCTATTACAAGTTATGGTATAATATTATTATATTTTGATAATGATAGTATAAATGAAAAATTAAAAAATGATATTGTTAATAACTTTACAAATAATAATGCTTATCATAAAATTGATGAACCGACGGGTATTGCAATTAATGGAGCAAATGATATTGAATTGTTCTGTGGATTAAAGAATAGTATAAAATTTTTACTAATAAGGAGGAAACATACATTAGGATTTTTGGAATTTATAAGGGGGAGATACATTATTGATAACATTGATGGGATAATTTTTTTATTTAAACAAATGACACCTGATGAAATAATGAAAATTAAAACATTATCTTTCGATGAATTATGGGTCGATGTTTGGGGAAGTAAACAACATAAAACTACATCTCCAATATACCAAAGTGAGTATATGAATTCAAAAGATAAATATAATAAATTAAAGAATGAAAATATATCACTTAATTTAAATTTTTATACTGATAATGTAAAACCTGTATGGGAATTTGCAGAATGGGGATTTCCGAAAGGAAGAAGAAATATTAAAGAAAGAAACATTGATTGTGCAATCAGAGAATTTCAAGAGGAATCTGGATTTGATGGAAATGGTAATGATTTTATATTATTAGATAATATCGAACCAATTGAAGAAACATTGATTGGTACAAATGGTGTCAATTATAGACATATTTACTATATAGCCATTGCAAATTCAAAAAAATTGCCAAAAATAAATCCAGAAAATCAAGTACAATTGGATGAAATAGGAGATATCAAATATATGACGTATGAAGATTGTATTAAAATGATCAGGTCACATCATATCGATAGACAAAAAATCATAACTCAAATATATATTTACTTTATTAATTATTTAATATCATCAATAAATTCACTTCAAAAAATTTAATATGGTTCCTTAGAATATAATGGATGAATCTAAAATATTATTTGATTTAATTAAGAATGATAAATTTAATGAATTTAAAAATATTATTGAAAAAAGTAAAGAAACTATTGATTTAAATATTAGAGATAATAGTGGAAATTATTTGATAACTTATGCAATTATTAAAAATAATAAAGATATTGTACAAACATTGATTAATAATGAATGTAAAATTGATATAACTGATCAAGAGGGAAGGTCTATTCTTTATACACCAATTAAATATAGTTATACAGATATTATAAAACAATTAATAAAATATAATAAACATAGCATTGGTGTATCAATTGCTGATTTCAAAGATAAATATAATAATATTCCATTACATTATGCTATATTTTTTAAAAATAATGACGCTATTGATTTATTGGTAAATGATTCAAATGTTAATACAGTTGATGTTGATGGTAATAATTCATTACATTTAGCTATTTATTCCAAAGATAGTAATATTTGTAAAAAAATTATTTCAGTTCAAAATTTAAATATTAATTTAAGAACATTTGAAGGTGAAACAGCATTACATATTGCATGTAACTATGAATTAGAAGATATAGTTAAATTATTATTGGAAAACAGAATAGATATTAATGCAAGAGACTATGATAATCAATTGACGGCTTTAATGTATACAATAAGTCTCAATAATTCTAAATTATCTAAATTGTTATTAGAATATGGTGCCGATCCAAACATTCAGGATTATTTGGGAAATACGTCAGTACATCACGCTGTGACTCAAGACAGTAATGAAATTTTATATAAAATGCTCTCTTCACCAATAAAAATAAATGTTAACTGTAATATTCATAATATTGATAGTAAATTACCAATTCATCTTTTTTTAGAAAAGGAGAAAATTGTTGAGAACAATATAATGAAAATTTTGATTGATCAAAGTAATCTTAATTTTCAAGATAATAATAACAATACAGCATTACATTTAATTTGTAAAAATAATATATGGCAATCGTATAAAGAAATATTAAAAACAAAAAAATTAAATATTTTTATTCAAAATAAAGAGAAAAAAAGACCAATTGATTATGTTAGTGAATCATTACGAAATGAATTTATGAAAATGGTAGCAAGTAGTTATTTATATATATTGAGAAATTATAATTTTACATGGAAAGAAGATTGGGAAAACATATGTAATAAAGAATTATTTTATAATAATCTTAAACCTGAAGAATTGAAAGTTATTTCAAAATATGTTAATAAAAGTGATGATGTATGTTATGATATTGTAATGAAAAAATTAAATGAACTTTATAAAAATGAAAATTTACAATGTGGAAACACATCATATCCATTCAAAATTAATAAAAAATGTATCGATACTATTAGTGATATTGAAAAACCAAGTGAATTGTGTTCTTTTGTTGGTGTTACTTTGGATATATTGTGTGGTCTTGTATATTTACTTGATAAATATAAGGATGCATGTTCAACGTTAACATCTAATTTTATTAATAATGATGATTTATGTAATTATTATTCTAATGTAGGAATTAAAACATCAACTAAATGTGAATTTTTAAACTTTGAAATTGTATGGATATATAAAAAATTATTTTTTTCTGAAAATTTTGTTGAAAATTTTAAAAAATGCAAAACACGATTTATTATTATACCACTTGGAATTGAATTAAAAAATGGAAGTCATGCGAATTATTTAATATATGATAGGAAAATAAATGAAATAGAAAGATTTGAACCTTATGGATCCGAACCACCAAGGGGATTCAATTATGATATGGATTTGTTAGATAATATATTGGGATTTAAATTTAGTGAAATAGATTCAAAAATAAAATATATCAGCCCAAATAAATATTTACAAAAAATAAGTTTTCAATATTATGATATTTATGAACAAAAAACTGGTAAAATAGGTGATCCTGGTGGATTTTGTGCATTATGGTCTATTTGGTATGCTGACAATAGACTAAAATATCAAGAAATAGATCGTAAATCCCTTGTTAAAAAATTAATAAAGGAAATCAAGACAAAAAATATATCATTTAGAAATTTAATTAGAAATTATTCTATTAATATTACAGAAATCAGAGATAAAGTTTTATCTTCTGCAAATATAACAATTAATGACTGGATGAATGATCAGTATACAGAAAAACAATATAAAACTATTATTGATGAATTAACTAAATTATTGAAGAAACATATAACCTAAAATCACAAGAAATAATATAATTACAACTGTTAAAATATATATGTAATTTATACTTTTATTTTCATAGTGTTCTAATATTTTTCTTATACCTTCATCATGTGTTATCTTTTTACATTTTTTTGTATCATTTACACAATTATGTATATCTATCATCCATTTAACTAAACTATCTTTTGATGATAATGCTTTGCTATTTAATGGATTTTTTTCCAAATGCATTTGAAAATTTCTTCGACATTTTTCGCATGGGAGAACTTTTCCAAGATAAAAAATAAAATTAATCATATTCTCTTTATCTTTTTCTGTGGGATTATGTGGATAATCCATTGTTACACTGTGTAAAAATATCCATGCATGTGGGCCCCAAATATCAGGTTTCATTTGATATTAGATGATAAAAAAAATCATTATTTTCTTTTCACAATATTAGTGATATTATTATTTCTAACAACTATATTTAATTTTCCATAATCATGTATTTTTGCGTTTATTATAACATCATCTATATTACTTGTATTCCTGATAACATCTTCAATACTATTAATAATGTTATTATTTATTTTTTTAATAACTGTGAAACTAAATTGCTTATCTTTAATTGGTGTTATGGGTAACCCAATATCAGTAACAGTTTCTTTGATTTCTAAATATAATTGAGTTTTATCAATATCAAACATAATAACAACATAGTTATTGGCATTTCTGTACGGAGTATCAATATATTTGTCCCCAATTGATTTACAAGTAATAATTTCAGAATCAATATAATAATTAATGATATCTTCACTTAATTCAATAAATTTCATGTTGGCAAATTCATATATTTTTTTATTTGATTCAATTGGAATATATTTTAATGAATTTAATGTTCGAGCATCAAGTATAATATCTTTTTCTTTATATATTGTGGTCGACCCTTTTTTTAATCTTGCAATTTTTAAAGGAATTTGCGATCCATACTGAAAATTTAACATGATATAAACATTAAAATCAATAAGTGATTTAGTATTAAAATCATAAATTCTACTATATTTATCAATAGATTTCTCATTTATTTGAACGATAACATCATTTTTGAGTAAATTATTTTTAATTCCATAATTATTTGTTATTAGAATTCCGTATATTGATTTTGATTTGAGTTCATGCGGATCAAACATACATGGGCTATATTTAATAGCTAGTGGACAAATACCTTTAAAATGGTTGTTAATTTTAAATTCATCAATAAAGCGCTTAATAATTATTGATGGAACAACATAAATGTATGTATCAATAACAGAACTAATGATTCCAATAATTTTTCCTCTTTTTGATTTAATAACTGAACCGCTCATTCCTGATAATTGTGAAATATCATTTATTTTTTTATTTAAAGTAATACGAATGAACGGCATTTTTGGAATATTAAGACTGAGATGGCCCGATTGAACAATGTCTTGAAAAGTGCAAGTCATATTTATTTTTGAACATTTTCCAGAGTTAAGATATTTGTCAATATTTGTCATTTCAATTGTTAATTTCTGATCTTTTAAATTAAGAAATGAACATTCCAATTCGTCATAAATATGATATGGCAATTTATCATCAATTGATAAAATTCCTAGTTCTAATTCTGGGGCCGTACATACAACAGAACATTTATATTTATTGTTTGCTAAAATCCAAGTATTGTCATAAGAATTATTTATACAATGATAACAAGTTAATATAAAATTTTTATCATTGATTCGAAAAATTGTACCTGAATTTATTTTTTTTACTATAGGTCTATTAGACTGAATAATATTTTGATGACATAACGATTCTAAAATACCTGGAATACCAGGAATACCAGGAATACCGGAAACATCACTAGACAATTTATTTTTCTCCATAGAGAATTAGATACTAGTTATTAAATATATTACACATATCTTCTTTTTATCAATTTTTTAATATTAATGAAATTATATCTTGAAGATATGAGGAATTTCTATAAAAACCACCAATTTGTAACATTTCGGATTTCTTATTTCTAAACATGTCAGTTATTATTTTTTTTACTGTTGGTCTATCATCAATGACTTTTAATTTTTCAAAAATATTCTTATCATAATTATTATAAAGATCTCCCTTAATATCAGTTATTGCCATAATATAATTTTTTACTGTACTTTCTAATAATATAGTATTTTTTTTCATTCCAAGTGTTTTCATGTACTCATCAATTTCTTTTCTATGTGTATATAAATCATATTTTTCTTTTGTATCAATAATTTGAGGAATAACTTGAGAAATTATATTTGGTGGAATAGATTCAATAAATGTTATTTCATCATCACCTGTTTTATTATTTTCATTTAGATTAATATATAATAAAGTTGTATACATTTTTTTATTTGATATAAAAGAATTATTTACAATAGGTTCCTTTGGTATATACTTTACTTTGTATAATTTAGGTATATTATATACATATTTAATTGAAGGTCTGTAAATATTAATATAATAATAATTATTATTTATAATTGCAATGTTTTTAACAATATTATAACTATATCCATGTAATAGAGCTATTTTTATTCTATCTTCTAATTGATATTTTGATTTATCAACTAGTTGAGGTGTATGTTCATCAAACCATTCAAGATTTGATAATTTAATATTTGTTATTTCTTGATCGATATTACTTATTTTATTTATATAATTTTCTACATCTTTTAATAATCCATTATATTTTTTAATAAATGATAATGCTGCTTCTGGGCTTAAATATTGTTTTTCACACCATTCGCTAAAAAGATTCATTTTTTGGTCATTACTTTTAAAATCATCCAAATTCTCAATTTTAAATATGGGATTAGAAATAATTTGATTGGCAATTTTAATTAGACCTGCCGAATCACCATGTTTATTACCATATAAATTAAGTGATTCTTTCAACATATTTCTATATTTTCCATCAGTTTGTTTTGTAAAAATAATATCTTTAGGGGTTTGAATGGCCAGATACATACTGATCAATTTGATCATTTCTTTTTCACAATTATAAACTCTACTGTAAATATAACTAATGATTTGTTGCATTGATATATCAGATGAATTTTCAAATTGAGTTTTTAATATCATAATATTTTCTCCAAATTGAGTTTTATAGAAATCGTCTTTATCTTGCACTATGAGTAAATATTCGCTCAACATTTCCCAAAATACCTTCATTTTTGCTGATTCAATTATATTTCCTTCTAATTTAACATTACATTCTTTAATATCTACTTCTGAAACAATATGTCCAAGAATATTTCTTTCAAAACATAATTCATCAGGATGAACAATATAAAATGAACCATCTTTATCATCAAGTGTATTTTTATTAAAACCAGTAACATATCTGTCATACGGGCTTTTATTATTCTGATAATCATAATGATTTTTATTTCCTTGATATTTATAAAAAGTAAAGCCAGTAAAATATTGTTTCTCAATCATTTTATCCAAACTAAATTCATAAACTCCCATATTTTTAATTTTGTTTGGATCATTATCATTTGTAAAATATTGATCTGTATCATCTCCAGATTTTAACATTTCAAATAATTTTTCGCTAATATTTTCCATTGATATTTCATATTTTATTTTATTTTTTTTCATATCAGTTGAATTATAAGTATAATAAACAGTACCAGTGCTTGTTCTTCCAACCCTGCCTTTTCTTTGCAATCGACTTGACTCAGAAATTGGCAGTTCAATTAAATTTATTGATCTCATTTTATAATTAAACATATTTACTTTTTCATTACCTGTGTCCACAACATATTTGAGTGTTGGTATTGTAATAGATGCTTCAGCAATATTTGTAGCGATTATAATAACCCGGGAATATGTTCCTTTGGGAACCTTTTTATACATTTGATTTTTTTCATAATCATCTTCAAAATTTATGGATTTAGGTATATCAAGTTGACTTTTATTTTTACTAATTTCTTCTATAAATTCTCTTTTTTTATCTGTCATTTTACTAAAGAATGGTAATGCAATAATTTTTGAATCTGTTTTTGAATTAATATAATCTCTTGCTTTTTTGATATCTGCTTCACCTGATTTAAATAATAATATATCTCCACTAGATGTCGTATTAATGATCTCAATAACTAAATCATCTGCATTAGAATTGGGGCGATCATATTCCGTTATTTTGTATTGTGTTGTTTCACCTGGTGGTGATATATGAATACGCCGATCAACATTTATTCTATCAATATTATATTTTTCAATCCATAAATTTAGAGGAAATATGCGATTATCATTGATATCTCTGTAGTATCTTCTGTAAACTGGTTCGTCGTCATCCATTGTTGCGCTTATAATAACTAATTTAATATTGTTATTGTAATAAGATACGTATTTCATTTTAGTGAGAATCAAATCCATATTTTTTCCATGTTCGTGTGCCTCATCAACCATTACAATATCATAGACATTATCACTTCCATAATTTTTATTTTCACCTCTTGACATTATTTTAAGAACTGGATTTTCCAATTGTTGTTCTAATGTTCCATCAGTTGTTATTTTTAAAAGTAGGCCTTTATACTCTTTATTTTCATGGCCTCCTCCTTTATATTTATATTGAACAGAATAATTATTTGTATCAATTTCTTTATTTGATTGAGAATCAAATTTAAATATTGGAACTCCAAGTTCATCTGCAATTATTTTTGCATTTTTTCGTGTTGGTGCAATTCTCGGCTGTGTACATATTATCTTTCCATTATTCTTATAATCTAACATTTTAAGTGCATATAAAAATAATTTAGGCGTCTGTGTTGATTTTCCAACACCAGTACTACCAGTTACATAAATAACACGATTATTGAGATAATGGTGATAAAATCCAATTTGAGAAATCCAATCCATAGCATAAGTTGTTATCCATCCTGAAATTCGAATATCTGGATCAACTAATGCATCAAGATAATTCATTTTTTTATCTTTATACTCATTGACTATATTTTCATAAGATAACCCATTCAAAAAGTAAGTGGACTTATTAAAATTTTTTTTATATTCTGGATTTCCAATAACATATTTTCCGAGTCTGGCAATGATTTCTTTGTTTCTATCTTCTGTCTTTTCGGGAAGCAATGTGTAATTTGATAGATTTGAATCAGGAACAAATTCAGATAATAAACCCATATCTGCTAAAATTTCATATATTATATGAATATATGCTTTTCGAATATATGTGTGAATATATATATTTTTTATCTTTATTTGATCAGGTGTTAATCCTAATCGCTGTAGGTAACGTCCAAGATTAAACCATTCCATAACTGTATTATCATCAGTATGATTTATTCTAAATTTAATAATATTTTTTTCATCATCATTCAATGATTTCCAGTATTTTGGAAATTGAATATATTTTTTAATAGTTGGGTTTACATAAGAAATTAATGATTTTGCATAATTATAAAGATTTTTGACTGTAATATAATTTTCTTTTATATAAAATACATTGTCTCTATCTAATTTATATTCATATTCATTTTTGTCTTTATTATATTCCAAATAAAACTTTGCATAGTAAGTTGATCTAAGGTCATAGAGACAGTGTCTAATATATTCATAAATATATTCTGGTTTATTTTTTAAGCTTGATGCTGTATTCATTAAGGCCTCAAGATTCTGTAAATCTTCAACAATATCATCTTCATCTTCTTCTTTATCTTCTTTTTTATTATTTAATTCAAGTTTAACATATTCTTTATCGTCTATTTTATTACTTCCGTATCTATCAAAAAAAACGATTAATGTTTTTAGCATATATGCAATATTTTCTCTATTTAAAATATCGTATCCTTCATTCTTTTCAAATAAATGAATAAAGTTATTCCATTGATTGTTTAATTTTTTTTTAATATCTTCATCAAGATTTTGCCATTTAATATTTTTAATGGCATGATCAATGTCAAATAATAATGATAAGCAATCTAAAAATCTAAGAGGTGTTTTATATGTGTGGCCTTTTGGGATAAGTTCATATAGAATCCATTTTATTCTATAAATTTCATGATATAAATAATTAGCTGTAACATTGTAAATTTCACTTATATCAAGGCCTTGATATTTTTTATATTTGCTCTTTTTATCCATTGGATTCCATTCATCAATTGGATATGTTTTTATTGTTTCTAATAATGGTCTAAATGTATTGAGTTGACTATTGTTGATTGGGCGAATGTTAATCCAATTGACATATAATTTATTAGCGACAGTTTTAATAGTGTCAAGTAATAAAATATAATTATGTTCTAAATGTTCTTTTGAAAATTTAATTTCAGTTGCAAAATCGTTATTTCTATTACATCTACCGTATTGTAAATTTGAATATTTATATTTTGGTGCTACTTTATTAATATTAATATTTTCTTTTTTTTCAATATATAATTCATCAAGTGAAGTTATTTGACTCTTATCTACATTTTCATTAATGAATGGCAAAAGAAGATATAATAATCCAACAGCATCTTTATAATTATTTTGTGTAAATTGTCTTTCGTATTCATCTCTTTTATCCATATTAAAACCGAACTTTATTGCAATAACATCTATAATATCAATTAAATAATCAAGTAAAATTGATTTATGCTCAATATTTAAATTTTTGAATACTTTATTTATAACATTATTTTGTAATTCTAATTTGAATCCTTCTTTAATGAAAAAATATGGTTCCATTATGTATTTAATTGAGAAAAATTTTGAATTAAAAAAATAATATAAGTAATTTATTTTATTGTTGAATACATATAATATGAATTATGATAAATTAAATAAGCGACTTGATCACATGTTTGCATTTGAAAATGATAATTTTTTTGTTAATATCACTCTCAAAGATTCCATAACAGAAAAATTATTTGATTATCAATTTCTTCATATATTTAATTTGATGACTGCTTTCAGATCAAATAAAATAATACTTGACGGATCTGACCCTGGAACAGGAAAAACATATACATCTATAGCTCTTTGTAAACAACTTGGATTAAGACCATTTATAATTTGCCCTAAAACTATTATGTCAACATGGGGCAACGTTTGTAAATTATTTCAGGTTAATCCTTTAGGAATTGTTAATTATGAATCAATTAAAAATGGAAAATATTATGATGATAATAATAAAAAGATAGAATGTAATTATATTGACGTTATTGAATTAGATGAAAAAACAATAGAGTTTAAATGGAATTTACCAAAGAATAGCCTTATTATATTTGATGAAGTTCACAAATGCAAAAATCATAAATCACTCAATGGAAAATTATTACTTTCAACTATAAATCAGGATAAAGTACTTATGCTCAGTGGAACACTAGCAGATAAACCAGAATCATTCAGCATTTTTGGATATATGTTAGGCTTTTATAAAAATATGCGTCAATCAAATAATTGGATTAAAAGTATGATAAGAGAAGACAAGTCATGTATTAATGATAAAGTTAATTTAAGTGCTATTAATAAGAAATTATATCCGGACAAGGGTTCAAGAATGAGAATTGTTGAATTAGGAAGTAAATTTCCTGAGAATCAGGTTTCTGCTGACTGTTATTATATTGGTGATAAAAATAAAAAAGAAGTTAACAAATGTTTTCAATTATTCAATGAATATGATACAAAATTAAAAAGTGCATTAGATCAAAACAAAAATGCAAATATATTAAAAGCTTTAACTAAATCTAGACAACAATTAGAACTTATAAAAATACCAATTATTAAAAGTTTAGTTGAAGACTATACAGATAATGGATATAATATTGCAATATTTGTCAATTATACAGAAACCATTAAGAAATTGAGTGAGATACTTGGGGTGACATGTATTGTTAATGGTGAGGAAAGTATTGAAGATCGGCAGAAAAATATAGAGAAATTTCAAAATAATGAGACAAATATAATTATTTGTAATATTGCAATTACGGAGGGTCTTAATTTACATGATTTGCACGGTGTTCCAAGAGTATCTTTAATATCGCCATCATTTAGAAGTGATCAATTAGCTCAAACATTATCGAGAATTCATCGTGCTGGAGCAAAAACACCTGCATTACAAAGAATTATTTATTGTGCTGGAACATGTGAGGAAATTATTTGTAATAGATTAAAAGAAAAATTAAAATTCATGTCAAAGTTGAATGATAATGATCTAATTAAGATCGAATAAATTTTATTTTATAATTCTAATATATATGAAGGGTATTAATAATCAGAAATGTATTGGTCCTTGTCTGTCTGGAAATAAAAATGTATTACACCCTATATATTTATTTAATGTTACAAATGATACTCCATTTTGTCCAACATTTGAATGGTTTGATAATGATAACTTACAATACATTGATAAATGTACAAAAGAAACTGATAAGAAAAAAATAGATAACAAAGATATTGAGTTATTATATGCTCTTCCAAATTTTGGATTCGATTGTGCTGATTTTATTAAAAAATATTATGACTTACATTCATTTGAAAGTGCATTAGAATGGATATATTCTGAAAATAATACAATTGCAACAAAATTAAGGGTTATGAATTGTGCATGGAAATTATTTAGTACAAATAATAGTATTAGTGATCAATTAATAGATTTTTATATTGAAGTTATAAATAAAATTTGGGTTCATGAGCTTTATAATTCAATTTATAATTTTATAAATGTTGAACATAGAAATATTTTTTTGAAAAAAAATAAAGATAATAAAAAAATACATAAAATTGAAAAAATAAATTATATACTTGAAAAATTTAATAATAGATCAATGATATATAATATTTTAAAAAGTTTTATTGATAATAATAAATCAAATTGGGATAATATCGAAAATTTCAATAATACATTGAAAAAATATTATATAGAATATGTTTTTAATAAAATAAAATCAACTTTAGATAAAAAATAATTTTCTGATGTTTTAATATATAAATATGACTACTTTCATTCCAACAGGGCCATCTATCATTAGTCCTTCAAGTACATTTATTCCAACGGGTCCTTCAAGTACATTTATTCCAACGGGTCCTTCAAGTACATTCATTCCAACGGGTCCTTCAATTATCACTGATCCATTCTTTTCACCAACAAGTACATCATCAGTTATTGTTACTACTGATCCATATTTAAGTGATGTTATATTAAGCCCAACAACGCCTTTCCTCCCATTAACACTTAGTTTTGATTATGATAAACCATTAATAGGTGTTTATGAATCAATTGATACTGTACCGGAAGTACGAAAGAAAATGATTAAATATTATTATGATTTAGTTCGAGACCAATGGCTTATGGATGAATTAAATGATATTTTGAATTATTATGTGTATAGTGATGGTGAAGTCAAACTTATCAAAAGTTTATCTGATTATAGTCCACAAAATATTGCCAAAGATACAGATAGAATTGCTGAAAAAAAAGTGGAACATATTGAAAGAACAATTTTAACTAAATATGATATGACTGATATTCTCTCTAAATTTGCAAAAGAAATGAATATTAAATGGGTTGATTTAACAAAACATGAATTCCTATTAAGACAAGCAGTTAAAGAGTATCTATTAAAAGAAATTAAAAAAAAGCTTAAGCGTAAAGATTAATATAAAAAATCATTTAAAAAATATAATTGTTTTTATATTAAATGTCAAAAACAATTATAGATGAATATTTATTTTATCATGATAAACATGTTAAATTATATGGGAAAAATACAATTGTATTTATGATGGTTGGTGGTTTTTATGAAGCCTACGGAACAGATACTCTTGGGCCAGATTTGACAAAGATATCTGAAGTTACAAATCTTGTTAAAACAAAAAAAGATAAAACAATTAGCACAGTAGACAAAAAAAATCCATATATGATGGGATTTAATATTACAGCACTTGATAAATTCCTCAAAATTCTTGTTGATAATGGATTTACAGTTGTCATTGTTGATCAAGTTACTCCTCCTCCTAAACCAAAAAGAGCTATAACTGGTATTTATTCAGCAGGAACATATATCAGTGGCAATATGAATAATGATTCAAATAATATTATTAGCATATATATTGAAGATGAAAAACAATTAAATTCTAATTATTTAACATGTATTGGATTATCATCAGTTGATTTAACAACTGGTGAATGTTCAGTCTATGAAGTTAACTCAATTCTCGGTGATGAAAAATATGCATTAGACGAGGCTTATAGATTCATTCTAAGTCATAATCCAAGAGAAATCTTATTAACCAGATGCGAAATAGAAAATATTAGTATGTCAAAAGATCTTTTATTATCATATCTCGAATTAGACGATAAAAATATACATTATACTAATAAACCAAATAAAACATTTAGTAAATTAAGTTTTCAAAATGAATTTTTTAATAAAATCTATAAGAATAATGGTATGATGACACCAATTGAACATATTGATATGGAAAAAATGAGTTATGCAAGAATTAGTTTTATTATATTACTTGATTTTGCATATAAACATAATGAAAATTTAATTAATGATCTTAATAAACCGCAAATATTTAAAAATGATAAACATTTAATATTGGGTAATAATGCTATATATCAATTAAATATTCTTGAAAATACTTCAATCGATACAACAAATGCAAAATTTAAGTGTTTATTTGATGTTATTAATAATACATCGACAGCGATTGGGAGAAGATTTTTAAAAAATGCTATTATTAATCCATTAACAGATACAAAAGAAATAGAATTAAGATACAATAGTACAGATGAAATGTTAAATGATGATCTTTATTTGAAAATTGATAAATATTTTTCTGGAATATTAGATATTGAAAGGCTTGGAAGAAAATTATTCTTAGCATATATTCAACCATATGAATTGGGAAATTTGATTGAAAGTTTTGATGGTATTTATGAAATTTATAAATTAATTAACCCAACCAAATTTAATTCACAATACTGTCCTAAAAAAGAAATTATTAAAGATCTAGACAATTTTATTAAAGAATGTAATAAAACATTTGATATTAATGAATTAAAAAAACAAAATATAAATGATATTACAGGATCTTTTTTTAAAAAAGGAAATTATCAAAACATTGATGAATTACAATCAAAAGTTGTTAATAATATTCAATCAATGGAAGAAATTTGTTCAGCAATCTCTACTTATGTTAAAGATACATCGTCTAGTAAATTTGCAAAAAACACAGATAAAATCCAATTAAAAAGAAATGATCGAGATGGATACTACTTATCATTGACAAAAAGAAGAGCTGATATGTTAAAAAAAGAATTAGAAAACCATAAAACAATAAAAATCAATGAGACTTTCAATATTACCCCTGATAAATTAGAATTTAAGGAATTAGCTAAGGGAAACACTAAAATTTTTTTTACTGATCTTGGTAAAACATCTGATGATGTATTAAGTATGAAAGAAAAACTAATAAATTTAGTTAGAAAAACATATGTTAATGTCTTAGTTTCATATGGAAGTAAATACAAAACAATGTTTAAAGAATTAACAAAGTTTATTGCTATTCTTGATTTTGTAAAATCGAATGCCAAAACAGCCAAAAATTATAATTATTGCAAACCTGAAATAATATTAAATACAAATCATGGATCATTCGATGCTAAAAAATTACGACATCCAATTGGTGAAAGATTAAGATCAGGTATTGAATACATTCCGCATGATATTAAATTAAATGAAAATGGAATTTTATTATTCGGTTTAAATTCAGCCGGAAAAAGTACAATATCAAAAGCCATTGGATTAGCAATTATAATGGCACAAAGTGGATTGTATGTGCCAGCTGAATCATATAAATTTTCACCATATAATTCAGTATTTGCAAGAATAACTGGTCATGACAATATTTTTAAAGGTTTATCACAATTTACATTAGAAATGACAGAATTAAATGCCATTTTAAAGAGAAATGGTCCTAAAACTCTTGTTATTGGTGATGAAGTATGTCGGGGTACGGAACATATTTCTGGAAATTCAATTGTAGCGGCTACTTTAATAATGTTGTCTGAATCAAAATGTAGTTTTATTTTTGCAACTCATTTGCATGAAGTAGCAGAAATGAGAAGGATTAAAGAACTTAAAAATCTAAATATATTTCATTTAACTGTTCATTATGATAATAAAAAAGACGAATTAATTTTTGATAGATTATTAAAACCAGGTCCAGGTAGTAGTATTTATGGATTAACTGTGGCAAAATATGTTATCAAAAATGATAAATTTATGAAATTAGCTCAAGAAATTAAAAATGAATTACTTGGAACACCTAATGAAATATTAACAGACAAAACATCTAAATACAATACTAATCTTTATATTGACTGTTGTCAAATATGTGGAAAAACAAATAATGATAATGAAGAATATACTGGATTGTTAGATACACATCATATTAATTTTCAATCAAATTGTAATGAGTCTGGATTTGTAATAGGAAAATCGCATATTAAAAAAAATGATATGAATAATTTAGTTGTTTTATGTAAAAAATGTCATTATAAAGTTCATCATAACCAATTGAAAATAAATGGTTATAAAGATACATCAAATGGAAGAGTTCTTGATTACAAACATATTCATATTAAAAGTATATAATTCAAAAACATAATTATTTTATTCTGCCATGCATTTATCATTAATTTTTTTGAATGATCTTGATAAATATGATTTATTATTATATTGAGCTAAAATATAATATTTATATTTTGACATATCCATATTTTTAATATCATGCTTACATTTAGCAATAACACATTCAAGATCAAATTCCAATGCAACTGAATAAAAATCACCATAACCGGCAGTTATAATTATTGTCTTATCATCTATTTTCTCCAGACCCATTGGAAAAATTAAACTAAATTTATAGTCATTATCATATTCAAATAATTTTTTATGTTCATCAAGTGAGATTGGTAAATATGCATCACTAATCATCATTGCATTATACAAATCACCTTCACCAGGCATGGTGTATAGAATATAAAAATACATCATGTAAATATAGCCTTGACAATCTGGAGGGCTTGATGATCCAAAATGCTTAACATATTTGTTTCCATATTTTTCTTTCATATCATGATACAAATTTTTTCTAAATTCTTGAATATTACTTCCTTCTGTATATTTGTACTTAGAGTCATCGCTGTGTATTTTAATATGACCAACACCAAGTAAAAAATTTCCATACTGTTTACTTTGATAGTTAATATGTGGTGTGCTAAATGAAAATAATGGTATAATTCCATAATTCGAACCAAAAATTTCAATATCTTCTTTCTTATCAGTCAAATGTGATCCTTTTCCATCAATAATAAATTTATCAAAACGAATCCAGTGATCGCGAAACATATTCCAATTACTGAAATCACCTATTTTTATTAAAACTCCTCCTTTTTCATAAATAGGTTCATATAATCCAAATAATTTATCAAATTCATCAATTGGTTCAATAGATTTCGATCCAGTATTTATTTGTTGATAAATCCAATCTAAATACATAATATGATCTTTATCCATAGACAAAATTTGTCTATTTTTTCCTTTTTTATCAATATTTTTAAAATTAAAGAATTTAATGATACTATTATTTTGAAGATATAAATGGTTTTGAATTGATGAATCATGAATAAAAATTATATTATTCAATTTTGTGATTCTAAAATCACCAGTCATCATATCAGTATTATTAAACGAACTAAATCGTTCTAAATTACCATTTTTATGATTTCCTTTATAAAAATCAGTATATCCTTTAGCAACATCACTGAATTTATTCCACTGATTCCACATAAAATTGATTCCTGGTCTATCACCATTTGTCATTTGTTTGCACTCTAATAAATTTCCAGGAATTATAATATCTGTTTTTTCATTAAACTCAATTCTTTGAACAACATAAATATATTCATTATCTTTGTTTTTTACAATTGATGTATTGTAAAATAATGCATTTTTTCGTTCATTATTATAGAAATCTAAATACTTAAAATCAAAATGAAAATTATATTCAGTCATATATTTAATATGATAAAATAATTAACAAAATGAAAAATTGGCTAATATATAGTCACCATAATATTTTATTTTACATATTGCCTCTTTCTCAATATTAGGATCAAAAAAATCTAAAATTGATTTGGTATTATTTGAATTTTGAATAATCTGATCTTTAATTAAACTAATTACTTCATCATAATCATTAAAATCACCTTCAATTCGAATTCTATAAATTGGTGATGTCATAACCAAAACTGTAATTTTACAATTTGGTATTTGTATTTTTGATAAATCCAATATCTGTTTTATAATTGAAATTGGGTTTTCATCAGTGACAATTAATTTTAGATCTAAATGTACTATTTTATTAGCATATGTAATTCTTTTATTAATATCATTAGTAATTGCCTTTGTAAGTGCATTGTCAAATATATTTGATGGTAATATACAAAGTGGATCATGTAACATAATTTGATAAATTTTGAAATAATTATTATCATATGTTTCATACAAATTCCAAATTGTGTGATCCATAAATGTTGTGATATCTAATGTAGGATTTTGCGATCCTTTTTGATACATAATGTAACATTCATTAACTAATTTATTAATATCATTGCAAACTCTGAACATTTCTTTTTTTGAATCTGATTCTTCATTAGATAATCTTTTTTTTGTTAGATTTACGAGAGTTTTATCTATTTTACTAACTGACATTGGAAGAACTTGGTCTGGTTTAAGAATATGTTTTTTGACGTATTTTGTTTTAACTAATTCGGATAATGGTAAAAATCCTTCAACATGATCATATTCTAATAAGTCACAATAGTAACCGAATTCTTCATCTTCTCTTACCACTTTAACCATAACAATATCATTAGTTTGTGGTAATTCATTTCTGAAATAACGTGTAATCTTCATCTTTTTAATTATATGTATGAAAATAATTACACATATAATTCTTAAATCAAATTTCTTGATTATAAACCTATACTCTCATGTGATTCATCAGATGGTATAATGATATGTTTATCAGTAGCCCAAATTAATAATTTAACAGTTTTATTTTTTTTATTTTTATATCTATATTCAACTTCAATATTTGTACCAAGTGAATTTAAATGTCTTATTAATTGATCCATATAAAATTCAGTTTCTTCATCATTTATATCTGATCTATCTATTGTATTTTCAAATACTAATTCATTTGCCAATACTTCATATGATTTAGAATTTTCCCTATGAATTATCCATTCAGAATCTTCAATTTTATATCCACCTGCCTTCCAATGGTATCTATTAATTACATTAATTGCTTTTTTTTCAAATTCATTTAATGTCAATTCTTCATTACATTTAATATTATAATTACTTAATTCATATTTTAATAAATACCTATCAATTTCACGATCAGATAAACATTTCATTAATAATTTTTTTTTACCAGTGCTATCTAATTTGTCAAAATTTTCATAAATTAATTGTGCTATATCTTCATTATTTACATTATTTACTATATAACTATAATTTTTTAATTTATCTAATTGAACAAGATAATTATATGTTTTCATAATATAATTTCAATTAGATAATTCTTAAATTAATTTTTACACAACATCTATTTTATAAGTATCACCTTTATCTGTCTTAATAACTTTCAAGCAAGGCAATAATAATATTTTTTCTTCATTTGGATCATAGACAACATATTTTTTTGTATTAATTCTACCATTAGTTGCATGATCTTTTAATTTTTCAAGTAATTCATTTTTTATTTGTTTATCTTGAATATGTTCGTCTAAATATTCAGTTAATTTTACAGTTTTATGAAATGGAGGTAACTTATTCCATTGTTTTTTGTATGTATATTTATCAATTTCCTTGAAAATTGTTTCTTTTTGTTGTTGGACATTATTTTGATATATTCCCGGTTGTTTGGATATTTTTTCTAATAATGCTATTCTTTCTTCTAGAACAATATCATAGCCATTCTCGAATGGTGTAAGGATTCCAACATTTTTTAAATATTCCAATTCGCAATTAATTTTGGCATTAAAATTATTAGTTTTATGAGCATCAATATGAGAAGATATATCCATTATTAGTAATTTAATTGTTATTTTTTTATGTTTATTTTATTGAAAATTCATTTTTTTTCTATTATAATCAATAATGGAAGATAAAAGGAGTATATTATTATTACTTGTTATATTAGCATCAATTATTAATATTTGGTTAGGTATAATTTTTATTATCATTATAATTCTATCTTTTAATAAAAAAGAGCCATATTCTGAGAAAATAGGAATCGTAAAACCAAAATTAGATATTAGTGAAAAAAATATGAATAATGATGACAGCAATCTTGTCAATTTTATTTTTTCTGTACAGGATTTTTATGTATTCAATCCAGCAGCATATGATGAATTTATTGAGTCTATCAATTCTTTTAGAAATATATATGATACAATATTTTTAGATGATGCATTATCTAATTATTATTATCAATTGGCTGAAACTGAAAGAAAAAATGTTCTTAATAGTTTTCACTCTATGATATATAGTTTACCACCTAATAAATTATATAATGAAAAATTTAATGGATCATTAATAATCCTTGATATGATTCTAAATAGATATATGAAAAAGGTATATATGAAATGTTTACAAACTCCATTAAATATGGCAACAAGACCAATAAATAGTGGTCCATCAGAATACAATACGTATGACTATGATAATTTCACTTATGAAATTTTCTAATATAATTATATAGAGTTATGACAACTTATAAATTTGTTAATAGTTTTAAAGAAACATGTGCAAATAATGAACCAAATGTTAATTTTTATCAAATTGCTGCATTTGCTGACCTGGAAACTAAATTATATCATGTGCGAAAGTTTACTATCAATTGTAGCAATGAATTTATTTCTGTTAGAAATCATAATATTAGTCAAAGATCGTTAGATAAACTAATAAAACTAAAGAAAAATAATGAATATAAATTATTTCCCGTTTATGATCTTAATTATGTAGATTATCCATCTCTCTCTGACATCCTATTATTAAAATCAGATATGTTGTCAAATAATTATTATCATTATGGTTATGCACCAATCAATAATTCATTTTGATAAAAAATTTTGAAAAATACAAAAAATACTTAAATAATAATATATATAATACATATAAATGCTATATTTTAAGTGCCCTACCTGTAGAACATTATTGGCTAATAAACAATTAGTATATGAAAAAAGATTATTAGAAATATGTAATAGTAATAAGTCTAAAAATGATAAAGATAATGAAAAAAAGAAATTGTTAGATGAATTAGAATTAAAAAGACCTTGTTGTCGAATGAGGGTAATGGGATATGTAAGGTTAATCGACATTATTAAATAATTGTGTTGATCCATTTCCAGTGATATCATCAAGTGTACATGAATATAATTTTTCATCAGTAAAATAATATATTGTCCATTCTCTTTTCATTTCTTTGTAATCAACTATAATACAAGGAAGCTTAATTGATTTTTTTATATTTTCAAGATTCCATTTGTAATATATTCTTAATTTTTGTGGTGCAACATCGGAACGTGTATAAAAGGAAGGATTACAGAGAATAATAGATTATGCTATAACTGGCGAGTTTGATGAAATTATTTTTGATAAATTTAACTATAATATTAATATATAATTTATTAAATATAAATTATATATATATATATATAATTATGTCAGGATCTATTAAACTACACAAACAATCGAGTGGTCGTAAATCTAAATCGCACAAAAAAGGTGACAAATCAAATCAATCTATTGATCAAACTATTATTAATAGAAATTTACCAGTAGTTACATCATCATGTGCACCAATAGCTATTAGTCAATCCAATTTTGGGAGTAGTTTAATAAGTAGTAGTACATATACAATAACAAGTTCTGGAAATTATTATTTGCGTTGCAATGTAAAATTTAATTGGACTGATCCTACTAATAGTGGAGTAATTAAAAGTGCAATTGTAATCGCAACTTCAAATGTCACTTTAGATCTTAGCACATATATGCTTTCAGAAAATGGAAATGGAATAGCCATTGGTATTCAAATTAATCCTGGTGTCTCAAATGTGACAATTAAAAATGGAACAATAAGAAGTTTTAAGGGTCTTGGTATTCAAGTAAAAGGAGCAAATACCATATATTTAAATAATTTAAGTATACTTAATAATGGAACAACAGTTTATGATTATCTTCATGGAAAATCAATCTGGGCTGGTGGTGTTCAATTAGCCAATTGTTCAAACATTTATATGACAAAATGTGTTGTCAACGGAAACAGTGATACTGGTTTAACTGGTGGTGGAGTATCAAACTTACAAATTGAAGATTGTTCATTTGATAATAATACTGCCCCTCAAGGTGCTTGTCGTGGTATCTTATTTGTTGTTGCTAAACCCGGAAACCCAGCATTGCCAATTGTACTTCCTGATTTTTCAAACGACTGTAAAGGAATATTTATTAAAAACTCAACATCAAATGGTAATGCTGGTCGTGATTGCGGATTTGGTATTCTAGCAATAAATTTTGGTGGCGGTGGTGTATTTAGTGATATTCTTGTTGAAGATTGTGTATTTTCTGGTATTACAAATAATGGTACTGTTCCAGTTGCGCCTGGAGATCCTGCTATTTTGAAAGGTATTCTTATTGAAGGCTTGCCCGATGGATCATCAACATCAAATATAACAATAAGAAATTGCAAAGTTTTCGATCTCATTACACAGAGATCTGTTGCAACACCAATCACAAGCACAACAACTAGTCAAATTACACTTCCTTCTTCTACTATTTCAGTTGCATCAACAGCAGGATTTACACCCGCACCGCCAGGTAAATCTGCACTATATCTTCAAAGTTCTAATGGTCCCCAAACGATATTTTATAGTGGAATTAGTGGAAATCAATTCACTGGATGTGTTGGTGGAACTGGTGTAGTTCTACAAGATACTGTTGTTACATTAAATACCACAACAACAGTTGTAAGTGGAATTGATTTAAATGGATGCAGTAATGCAGTGATTGATAATTGTACAGTTGAATCCATTGGTGGAAATTGTCTTAAAGCTATTGGTTATAATATTGCGTCATCTGGTAATAATATTATCATTAAAAATTGTCATGCATCAAATATTAAATCTACAAACACAAGTGCTCCAACAACAATAATTGCAGCTGGATTTGCACTAGCTAATCCTAATACTAATGTTGGTGATGCTTTTCCTAATGCACCAAGTAGTGGAATAATTGTTGATAAATGCACAGCAAGCAATGTTGGTCTTTCTTGTTCATCACTTGTATTACCACCTATTGGAACAAGTGGTGGCAATGGTCCTTATAAAGTAGCTGCGGGAGTCTTAGTTAATGGTGTATCAGGCCCAATGATTAAAAATTGTAAATTTACAAATGATAGCATTGGAATTTTAATTTATGATTATAATCCTTCTCTTCAAACAACAAGTGGTGTAATTGAATTAAATGAATTTACTAATATTACAATTCAGGATATTTATAATTGCACTGACATTGAATTTAATAATGAATCATGTCAAAATGAAATGAATATATGCTTTCCTGGCGATGATAAACCAATGATTCCGGACTATATTGTTCTTGGAGGTGGATGTGCTGGTCTAACAGTCGCAAAAGAACTTTCTGATGGAAATAATAAACGTGTACTTGTTCTTGAACTTGGTAATGATAATACTAATAATCCTCTTGTTACTGCACCATTTATTCCAAGTCCATATCGCGGTGATGATGAAGTTGAATTAAATGCATTTAATGTTATTTTTGATCCATCTATATCATCATATAATGGTGCTCCACAAGGTGCTGGTGATGGTCTTAACTTGTATCCATTATGGACTGCCAATGGTTTGGGTGGTAGCAACCAACATTATTTATTAGATGCTGTTAGAGGAACACAACGTCTATTTGATAATCTTCCTTCTCAAATTATTCCCCCTGTTAACAAATCAACATATTCATGGGTCGATGCCGGTGGCCCTGCATGGAACTATTCTACAATAGATTCCATTACCACAAGTCTTGAAAACTTTCAAATATTCAATGGATCTGGAGCAGTACCAGGACAAAGTGAAAATCCAAGTGAAAGAGGGCATACTGGTCCTTTAAGAGTTACACAATTACAACCTGCACCTGAACCAACAACAACAACTACAAGTGGCGGTTCACTTCCTCAAGGTACATTAAGTCTTGCATCAACAACCGGATTTAGTACTCCTGGATTTGTTGTAGTTTTAACAGACTCGAATGGCTATCAAGTTGTAAATTTCACAGGTATATCTGGAAACGATCTAACTGGATGTACTGATGGATCTGGATCATTTTCAAGTGGTGCAAATGTATTTTTAGGTCCCTTTACTGGAAACTTTATGTTAGGTCAACTTGATGGAGCATTTTTAACTCAAGCTTCTTGTTCAAATGCTGCACTTGATTATGTTGATGGTGGAGCCGGTTGTTCACAATGTCCACTTGTAAAAGACTATAACTGCAATACAAGTGTTGCAGATAGTCAGGCACAGTTGAATTGTGTTTCTCTTAATCAAAACTTTATTAGAACAGATGATTTTAGTTTTAGTCGTCAAGGATCACAAACTGTAAACTTAGATCCATCAATTGTTAGCTCAGATGGATTAGGCAATTTTTATGGGGTTAATGGTCGAAAACTAGTTATTTTAACACAATGTATGGCTTTAAGTGCTATTAAATCTAATAATAAAAGTGCATCAACTGGAAAATATGTTGCTAAAGGTGTAAAATTTTTGCAAGGTAACTCTACTAAATCTGTTATGGGTAAAAACATTATATGTAGTATGGGAGCAGGATATTCGCCTCGTTTTTGGCAAATGAGTGGATTAGGCCCATCTGACCTTCTTTCAAACCTTGGAATTACATCAGAATCAACATCTCCAGGAGTTGAACAAATTGGAAAAGGTCTTCATAATCAATATGGGCCTATTGTACAGGTTAAGACTTCAAATCCATATTTTGGTAATGTTGCTTTTCCTGGACAGTCATTTGTTCAATATAATGGAAATCCGCGTGCATTCCAATGTGTTATTTATAGTAGTGGAAACTTAAATCCTGGGTATTTCGGTGATGTTCCTGCTGACCCATCATATAATTATATTGATTTTGCTGGTTTTGTTTGCAATAATAGATCACGTGGCGGATATTCAAATACTTTGAGCAAAACATTTAGATCGCAACTTGATTTTAGTTGGGGAATGTTTACTGATGCGCCAGCAAATCAGTTTACAGCAACTATTAGTGGTAACACATTAACAATTATAACCCCACCACCATTTCCTTTACTTGTCGGTCAAGCTATTATAGGAACAGGTGTTTCTCAAGGCACTATCATTACTAGCGTTCCATCTGAACCAACGCCTGGTGTTGCATCAACATATAATTTTGTGCCAGGTGTATATACATTAAATATTCCATCAACAATTACAGTGCCAACAGTCATGCAACTTAATACAATTAAGGTTAATTCAGGTCTTAGCGATCCAAACTCTGATATTAGTATTATTTGTGCATTCTTTGATTATATTTATAACATTATTAAGAATATGCGTATTATTGACCCTGACAATGAATATTTCATTGCGACTCCTCCTAATATTGAAGCTGATATTTTCAGCTTGACTGGAATGGAACGTTGGCGAAAACTTGCATTAATTACTCCATATTATATATCAGTGGGTGCACATGAGGCAGGAAGTATTGTAATGAATAATGATCCAGCAAAAGGAGCAGTTGACGGTAATTGTCGTCTTCATGGTACTCTTAATTGCTTCCAAGCTGACATGTCAATATTCCCAATTCAAAACGATGGAAATCCAACACTACTTCTCATGCCTATTGCTATCAATGCTGCACACCAAATTGATGCAGTTGCACTTTAAATTTTCAAATATTAAAATAAATATTAACTAATATATAGAAAAATTATTATTTTATACTTTTTCTAAATGTGCCAAAATTTTGAGATCATATAACCTGCGCGGCTGTCTAACAACATATTTCGTCTTTGCTAAATTTATTGTGTAACAAAGTAAAATCGTGTTGTTATATTTCCGCGTAACCCATCTAAAATAATTAATTTATATAAATTTGCGCAGATGTCTAACAACATGGATTTATTACATTAAATAAACATTAAATATAGCATCGTGTAATTACTCAATGTTGTTATGTAGCTGCGAACAATAGTAAAATGAATTTTTAATATATTAAACAAGTATAATATTAAAAAGTATATATTGGTATAATTATGAGAGCTCACTAATAAATTAAATAATTCGAATTTGGCGCTTTTTATGTTTCTTTCTTCTAATTGCATTGTGTGAAATTGGAAATGGCGATGGATCATCTTTTATTAATAATATAGATTTAACAATTCCAACTCCTCGCGTGGTCCCTTCTCTAAAAAAGAATGTCATTCCTTCTTCCACAAATTCTGGATGTGAAAAGAATCTAAAAGATACTTCTTTTCTGTCTCCAAGTTTTAATGCCGGATCTTCTGGACTTGATTGGAAATTTATTCTAGCTGTTTGTCTAATTGGACCGCAATGAATTACTGGGGTATAATGTGGTGATATAACTGATGAGTGATTTAATATTTCTACATCAGCTGTAAATTGATAACAAACTTTCTGTTTGACATTTTTACTAATTATGACCAATCCTTTTCTAATTAATGCTGGATTTATTTCATCTTTTTTGTCTAATGATTTAATGGCCAAACATCCTCTACTTCTATCATCAATATAATGTACTACTTCTTTATTGTTATTATGAACTGACCATACTCGTATTCTTTTAAATTCACCTGTATTAAATGGTCCTAAAAGCATTTCTGATCCTACAAATATTTTGTCACCTCTAACTATTCCACTAACTACGAGCCCAATACCTGTAGGTGTAAATTTACTATCAATATAAAATATTGAACCCTCGCCTAATTCATTATGCCATGATTGTCTTGATTCAAGTTTAGACAATAAATATTTTGCACTATCCATATAATAACCAGTTTTGTTTGATACAGATAAAACTGGTGTCAAGTAAGGATTAACTTTTAATTCCATTGTAATTTTATCAATTATTGTAATTGTGTCTTTTTCTTTATTTGCAATTTTATCCGGATCATTTATTGATTTTAATTCGTCAATTGTATTAAGAAATTTTGGTTTTTTCTTATATTTCTTTAATATTTTTGTTATATTATCTATTACCATTTCATAAATATTTGGTGGTGTTATATCTACTCTTGTAATTAAAATAATGAATGGTATTTTCAAATAGAGAAATATCCCTAAATGTTCTTTTGTCATTTTCAATAAACCTCTATTAGCGGAAACAATTAATATTCCATAATCTGGAAAAAGACCAGTTATTCCAAATAAAGTTGTTTTCAAATATTTTTCATGGCCACAAAGATCTACAAGTGTAACATTTTTCCCATTAAACTCCATCGTACGTGTTGATATGTCTGATGTTTTTCCTTCAGTAACCTCATGTGGATGTCTTGCAACAACACTTCTTGCCAACCCTCTACCATCATCAAGAATACCATTCATCATAACACCAATAAAAGATGAATTATGTGAAACTGAAAAATCTTCCAATAAGAATCTTTTATTACCATCTAATGAAAAACCATAATAATCATCTACTGTATCTTTTTCAATAATAATGCTTGTAGTGCCATTATTATTTATTTTAGTTGGTTGAGCTTGTTTGTTTAATAGTTTGCAAGGTATTGATTCTTGTTCATTACCACCGAATTCAAATTTATAATAAGTAGTAATAATACTACCATTATTTGTTGGTTTAATTTCACGACAACTAATACCATATTCATATATTGAAAAACCCAAAGATCGAATTAAATATTTTACATCGTTCATTAAATTATTATCGATCATTGTAAATGAATATAAATTTTTTATTTTTGAATAATTTCCATCCGAATCAATTAATCCTGCTAAAAGTTGCAATCTAGTTTCACGCGAATTATATTTATATATATCAGGAATATGTATGTTATGTAATAGATTATAAGTTTGTAAGTAATATAATAATTCACTATCTATATTTATAATTTCATTGTTTGAAGATATATTGTTTCCTAACCATGCACCAAAAATATATGCATCAAATGGTATATTTTTTGGAGTAAATTCAACACTTGTTCGATACCATTTTAACATATCTCTATCATTTTTAGGTAATTTCATAAAATTATTTACAGATATTTCAACAATATCATCATGATTTAGTTTCTTATTTTTCATGTTAATTAAAAATTGTCTGCTTTCTCTTTCCTTATTCTCAATTGTATCTCCATTCAAAGGAAAACTTTCAATTTTGCTTATTGGTAATCCATTTTCTAAAATAGCATAGTTAACTATTATTTTATCATTATTTTGTTCATAAGTGATACATTCATGATTTAAATATTTCAAACATAATATATGCTCTCCAGTAACAGAAGTGATTGAATATTGTTCATTAATAGGAAAAATTTTGTATAATTGTTCTGTTCCGCTATGAATTTCTAAAATTTTTCTTGGGGATGAATCATCACCCATAAGTAAGTCACCAATCTTTAGATTCTCAACAAGTTCTAATTGACCATTATATTTAATAACTTTTGTTCCTTTCTTATGACATTTTCCAGAATCCACTGATCCAGCAACAACCAAACAAACTTCTTTTTGGATGTTCTGAACTAAATTAGATTCATCATTTAATTGTTTCATTCCCTTATGGATTGTTATATTTACTTATTTGAAACGTATATTTATAATCCTCTTTTCAAATTTTTGAAAAATTGATTATCTTATGTTATTAAGAGTCCATAATTACACCCGTTCCAGGATTCATTTGGAATCCTACGACATTTGATTGCTTAAGTTCATGTCTTTACGTCTGGTTTTTCGCATAGATGATTTTTTTTGGGTTTTCGGTTGGATTTTTTGTTGATAGTATTTTGACTTTGGTTTTCGGTTGACGTTTACTTTTTTTTTACCTGTGATAATTTCTAGTAATGTATCTGAATTTGTTGTTTTAGATTTTTGTTTGGGATTTCTTTTTGATTTCATTGATACGGTTGATTGATTTGAAGTTGATTTTTCTGGGTTTTCTGGGTTTTCTGTTGAATTTTTGTTTGAGTTTTTTGTTGTGAATGTCGTTGAACTGGGTATAAGTATAGAAGAGTAATTTTTCTACAGATTAAAATACATAAAAAAAATTTTTTTTCTCATATATAAATATATGTCTACTGAACAATTTTGGAATGCGCTTGAAAATCAAAATATTGAACTTATAAATCAATATAGTAAACTAGTTGATCATAATATACTAAAACAAGGAATATATTATTCTATTATCGGAAATAAAATGCAGTCATTAACTACTTTATTGAATAAAGTAGATCTTTTGGAAAAAGAAGTACTTGATAGCGCTATGCTTGCTATTAATTATCAATTTCAAGATGCATTAACAATACTAGAAAGAAAATATCCGATTGTCGCAAAATATCCTCTTGATATTGAATTTAAATGTATGGATGTTAATTTAATAGGAAAAAATATTATTGAAAATTTAGAAATATATAAAAAGATTTCTCCGTTTAAAAAATATTATGGTAATATTACTTCACGATTTGATAATAATACTAAGTTTAAAATATATGATTTAAATTATTATCAATCAAACGAAGGTTATAAATATGATGGAAGTAAATATCAAATATTCGATAGAAAACCTAATGATAAATATTCAACAAATGATATTCCTGTATATTTTAGGACTATACCAGAACTTAAAGAAATGTTAGAGGATAATTATTATCAAGAATTCAACATTGATAATATAAAAATTGAACAAACAGCAAAAAATAACGGAAAATACACAATATTTAATCCAACACTCAATTATTCTGAAATATGTGAAAAGTATATTATAACACCTACAGTTATGCCTTTTTCTCCTGAAAATACAACCCTTATCGCTCTAAACAAAAAAGAAGGTAAATATTTAGCATCAAATGCTTTTTTTTATAATCCGAATATTATTTTTGATATGTATAGAATTTTTAATAGTTTAAAAGAAATTAACATTCATTTTAAATATTTTACATCATTAGAGGTTGGATCTCTTCCAGAATTATTACATTTTCATGTTGTTAAGTTTAATATGTTAGAACCAACACTAGAAAAAATAGAAGGTACTGATTTTCATAAAGTTATAGATAACAATCCTCATAGTAAAATGTATGCTGCAGCAATAACTAACTATTATGATTATGCTAAGGATGATAGAGAATTTTTATATAAACTCCCAGCATTACTTTTAGAATGCCGATTAAATATAGAAGGAAATGATAAATTTAAATATTGTGCTCAAATATTTTTTTCTTGTGTTAATCAAGTTGATTATGTATTTATATCTTTTCGTAGAGTTAATATTAAAAATATAAAACTTGTTGAAGGAGCAAATGGACCAACTCTCGATATTAATTATTGGAAAGATCTTTACGGACCATCTGCTATAATTCCAGGTAGCAGTAGTATTAAATCAACAAAACAAAAAATATTAGAATGGTTAGTTCCTTTACCAATTGGTATGGTATCATATAAAAATAAAGAAGGACTTCCATTTGATTTATCTAAGGATGATTTAGCTGTAGATATGAAAAAACAATTTGTATATCATCCAAATTTTGATGGCAATGCTAAATTAGTATATAATAGTGGATACAAACCAAATTATACATTCAAAACAATTCCCGAAAATATCGATACTCAATGTATCGATATAGATTTAAAAATAGAAAAAACAATGTTGAATACAAAACTGGAGCTTAGGAGAAGTCATATTGATTGTGATAAGTTTCCTGCTATATATAACCTAGGAACAACCAATGTTTTTGGATATAATCTTGTACATGGAATAGGTGACCTTTCAGGTGATCAATATTATTTTATAAAGGTCAATTCTGAGGAATATGATAAAATTATAAATAAACTTTATGAATACAATGATATTCAAGTCTTTCCAACATATTATGGTAGTGTTACACTTACTAATAATGATACATATATGTTATTCACTGGTATAAAAACTGATCTTAAAACATTTTTAAAATTAGATCAAGATAATTTGAGAAATAATAGCCCATTAATTCATTCAATCATTGTTATGATAATTAATAGGATAATTAAATTAAAAGAAATGAATAAAAGATACCCAAATCTGTCGATTGATAATATTTATGTGACCAATGAAAGTATGGAATTAATTGATTTTAAATTTAGTGAAGACTTTATTATTACAATTGCCAAAAATAATTCAGCATTCAAAATAAATCATTATGGCCACAATATAGTATTTAAATTCGCAGATTTTATTAGTGGAAACGATCTGCAAAGTGATATTAGAACTTCAATTAATAGTTTACACTGGTGGTGCAAACAATTCAATATTCAAAATGATTTACTCAATGACATAAATAATCTTGTTAGTGGTAGTGAATATAATATAAAAGAATTATTGTTAAAATTATCATTTGGCATGAATTATGGCGCATTTAGAGATGCAATACCTAATGCTCTCTTTATTTACTCATATTTAAATGGTGAACCAAGTAAAGATTATAATATGTTATTAAAAAAAATTATTGAAAAAGTAAAAACTACAAACTATACATTTCCGTATGGAACAACAACATTAAATAAAGGAACTATTCTTGTAACTGGACAAGGAATAGATTTTGAAAAAGGGGGGCCACCTGATTATTTATCATTACTAGAATCTAAATTTGGAACTGAGATGTCAAGTGTTTGGTATGGAACGATTGATGAACTAAAAAAGAAACGTTATCAGTCACTTTTAAACAGCCAATATATGCGAATAAATTTATTGAGTCGTTTATTAGCAGTTGTTCTGACAGATGATGTTAAATTTATTAATCTTGGAATAGGAGAAATTTACTGGGTAGATTTAATAAAAAATATATTTATTCCTGGGATTTCACAAATGCTTGGATTGAATAAAGAAAAATTATTGTCTATATTAAGTCCACAAATAGGATTTAATGATAAATCTCTTGATAGAAAATTTGTAGAGGATATCAACAAAACATATGGTCGGACTTTAGTTGGAAAGGATGGTGCATATAATGATTATAATTTGTCAGCTATATTGATTTTTCAAGACTTATTTAATTTGGCATTAAAATTTAAATATCCAGATATTGCCGGTACAACAGCGTATATTAATATAGATGGAATGACAGAATATGTATTAACAAATACATCTAAATTTGCAAAATTAATGGGAGTTGTTATGCCAAGTCCAGAAGGATTCAGATTATTCTCAAATCATAATTTTTATAGAGAACATATATATCAAATTTATAAAACAATAGAACAAAAAAGAAAAAATAATGAGAGTTTAAATTTGCAAATAAATGAAAAACTTTATGCGAGACAGATGAATGATATGATTGAACCATTAAAAGAAAAAATTACAGAAATGCTAAAGTCACCATATGATTTTTATACAAGACCTATACTCGATGAAGACATGTATATTTTCCTTCCAGAAATAAATAAGTATCCTTATGATAATAATGCTCAATACGGCGGGAAGAAACAAAAGAATAATAAATATATTAAATTATATAAATACTACAAAAACATGTATATTAAGTTAAAAAAAGAGTATGATACTTAATTAAATTATTTTTTTATTGTAATAACAATTGGCGGATTAATTAAATTTATTGTCTCTTCGTCACAACCAGAAGCATTTGAAAAAATGGTTTCTTTACCATCTTTCCAAGTAATAGTTTTGGTACCATAATGTGTATGAATATGACCAAATAGATGACATTTCGGCTTCACATGTGAAACAATATCTAATAGATTTTTTGAACCTGTTCTACCATCCAATATTCCTTTTGGTGGTGAATGTGTAATAATAACATCAGTATCATTTGGCATTTGATTCCATACTTCTTTGTTGATATGATTCTTATCATTATAAGAATGTTCCCATTTATGAAACCAATGCCATTGAACACCATAGATATTCAAACCAAACACATTAATAGTTTCCCCAGAAAGAATCTTTGCATTTGATAGCTGACTCTTATAACGCCCAAGAGAACGATCATTTTCTCTCTCAATAGCATAAATAATTTCATGATTTCCTAATGTAACAATTCTATGAATGAATGGCTGCTTTCCGAGCCATTCATTAAAATTCTTAAATTCATCGGGATGGCCCCAAATAGAAAAGTCACCTGAAATAATCAAAATATCACCATCTGGTAATTTTCCATAACGATCGTGATAATTATGAGTATCAGAAATATGGACAATTGTAACATCACTTCCTTCTTTCCTAACACGAATCAAATTATTCTTGCCTCCCAGACCATCATCAATAATTGGACAAATCATATCATAGCACCAACAACCATCAATTTGAAATTTAATCTGATGTGTTCCATATGGTAAGTCTAATACAATTTGAAACACATTGTCTTTATATTTCATAGGTATTCCATCCGACCATCCGTTAAATGAGCCAAATAAAAGGACATGATTGCCACCATACTTCCAAGAAATGGAAGTAGATTGCATTTCATAAATATATACACTTTAATAATAAAGCAATATATATATCAATAAAAAAATATTTCAATTTTTTATTAATGAATGCATAGTAAGGAACAGTGTAATAATATCTTAATAGATATTAAAAGTAATAATTTTGATACTAAATATATTATTATAATTTGTCATAATATATGCTAAATGTAATTATATCTGTCCTAACTAGTAGATGAAAACTTAATATTTCTTGGTGTATGTTATTATATTACATCTGTTCTTAAGATTCATTTGAAATCCTTTAATATTTGATTGTTTAAGTTAATGAATTTATGTCTAGTAAATATTGAAAGTCCAAATGAATGCGAGAATGGGTATAAAGACAAATCAATTAAAATATTAATTAACATGTCAAAATTAATTACATATGATAAAAAAATTAAAAAAATAATAGAAGAAAATCATGATGGAATATTTTATCAAAATGATGAATTAATAAAAACTATTGTTGATATTATAAATAAAATTAAAAAAGATGATAATACAGATCACTCAACACTTACAAATTCCATTATATATTTTGTTTACTATTCAGATAAAAATGATAAATATTATTTAAATTATAAAAGGAGGCAGACAAAGAAAAAAGAGTATCACGAAACAATATTGAATAATCTTCTTAAAGATACAAATACTAATGTTGATCAAGTTGGTGTTTTTGAGGTCAATAAAGAAGTAAGCGATAATAATCAATCAGACGGGAATGAAGATAAAGAACCAACATCAGAAGAACTGGCATTACTTGAAAAAGAGATTTTTCATAAAAATGAAATTAACGTTATCATTGATACTATTGATGTTGATGAAGTTCAAAATAAACTATATTCATATCCTTTAGATAAAACATTTAAAGCGAATAAGAAATATTATTATGAACCATATGGAACTCAATGGGTACATGATAGTAATCAGGTGGATGATACAATTACAGAAAGAGAAATTAAATTGAGCCAACAATTTGATGTATTACGAGCAATTATATTACCAGAACAAAGATCGGCTGCATGGTTTGAAATGAGAGATGGAAAAATTACAGCCAGTGATGGTGGCACAGTTATTGATGTTAACCCTCATGAACAACAATATAAATTTATTTTGAAAAAAACAGTTGGTCTACCATTTGTTTCAAATGAATATGTATATCATGGTAAAAAATTAGAAGATATAGCTATCTTAATTTACGAGTATAGAATGAATGTTAAATGTGAAGCATTTGGTTTAATTGGTCATCCGAAATATAAATTTTTAGGGGCTAGTCCAGATAGTATTTGTGGTAAATATAAATTTGATGGAATACATAAATCAAAATATATTGGTAGAATGTTAGAAATTAAATGTCCTTTTGTAAGAAAAATAAAAACAGAAGGTCCAATCATAGATTATATTTGTCCTATTTACTATTGGGTTCAAGTTCAATTACAATTAGAATGTTGTGATCTTGAAGAATGTGATTTTTGGCAATGTGAAATTAGGGAGTATGGTTCAAGAGAAGAATTTATTAATGATACACACCCAACAGAACCTTTCAGATCAAAAGAATCATGTTATGAAAAAGGATGTTTAATACAATTATTACCCAGAAAAAGAATGCAAGATGTACTTGATGGTAAATATAATAATGTTATGTGGGACGAAGCCATGTTTATCTACCCACCTAAAATTGAAATGTCACCTTATGATTGTGATCTATGGGTGGCCAAAAATATCAGTGAAATACCATATAAGGATGAATACAAAGATTACTTTTTTGATAAAGTGATTTATTGGAAATTAGTAAAATCTAAATGTGTTCTCATTAATAGAGATAGAAAATGGTTTGCAGATAACTTACCAACATTTGAAAAAATGTGGAACTATGTATCATTTTTCAGAAAAAATAAAGATAAACTGGATTTGTTTGTTAAATATATTGAAAGTCTACCTATTAAAAAAAATAAATTGATTATGAATGTTGCTGAAAAGTTATATAATATTAATGATCCAGATTATAACAAAATTATTAAAAATATTAATGATGATATTAATTCAGTAAAAGAAGTTAAAAATAATAATGATGACGACGGCTATATGTTCATAGATTCAAAAGAACCAAAAGCTATGCCATTTAAACCTAAAATAGATAAAAATACAGTTAAGAATGATGATGGTGATAAAGATGATGAATATATGTTTGTTGAACCTAAAAAGAAAACTGATGTTAAACCAAAAATAATAAATGTAAATTTAAAAAAAAATATTATTAAACCAAAAGCAAACCAAAACGATGACTATTTATTTATTTAGAAAAATTGATAATTGAAGTATATTAGCAAATATTTATTGAATTTGATATAATCCAATAAATGAATAACCAATCAGAAGAAAAAGTTAAAAAATTATTGTTAACTAAATTACAAAACCCTGAATTTAAAAATAGTTTATCAAAAGAAGAATTACTTGGGATTGAAAAGCTATTTGATATTTTTCCCGATTTAAAAACATTTTATTTTTCACAAGACATTATCAATGCATCGCAAAATGAAATTGTTTTAGATGAAATTAAAATTGATAACAAAATTTATTATACAGATATGCATGGTGGAATTTGGGATGAAAAATCTGAATTAGTTGGCGTGTCTAAAAAGCCAGGTGAATATTATTTTTTCACTAAAAATTATAATTTGGAAAAGAATGCAAATTTTTTTATAAACCAATAATATAGTATTTTAAAGGATGGAAGATAACATTGATATGACTTATACAATAACATCTGAAGATTTAAAACCAACAAATGAAAAAGATTACAAATGTGCACCCTCAAAACAATTTGGAAATTGGTCATGTATTCCTCTTGAAAGTCTTATAGCCATGGCTGATGCATTTAATATTGATAATCCAAACAATACAATTAAAGTTAATCATGAATATGCAAAAACAAAACCTGATAAATACAAAAGATATTTATTAAAGCAATTTAAAATTAAACTTAAAAAATGTAAAGATCAAATTTGTTGGACGAAACAATCTTTTATGAAAAGACTAGACAAAGAACTTAAATATGATATACAAAATAATACATTTTTACCTGATGGACCAAGTAAAGGGTTCGAGTGGCTAGATTCTGAAAATATAAGAAAATCAATGGAACAAAAAGAACACATTTATCCTGAATTCAAATCTTTTGGGGCAGTTCCATATGATTTTGATAATTACAAAGAGTATGGAACCAAAAATTTAGATTTTCAAAAAGACCTTATTGATAAAGGTAAGACTAAAATTGGCATGGTTATTAATTTAGATAGAAGAGGCGAACCAGGTAGTCATTGGGTTGCATTGTATTCTGATTTTAATAGTGGAGAATGTTATTATTTTGATTCATATGGTTTAGAACCAGATATTTCAGAAAGAGAAGATGATAGAAAAGAAATCACAAAATTTATGAATAGAATTAGTACTTTTTTAAAAAAAATTGGAAAAAAACCAATAATTACTCACAGTACAATGAAACATCAAAGAGGGGGTAGTGAGTGCGGAGTTTACAGTTTAAGTTTTATTTATAGATTATTAAAAGGTGAATCTTTTGCAAGTATAACAAGCAAAAGAGTCGCAGACGAAGCTGTTAATCAATGTCGAGCCTTTTACTTTGCTTAATTTTGACATCCTATCCTAAATCTTAATTCGTGTGGTTGTTCATGAAAATCAACTAAATTTTGTGAATCAGGATCAGAATCTGTTTTAAATTTAATAAATATTTCTGGTAGAGAATCAAGAGGTCTATCAAATTTTACTGTTATAGGGCATTGTGTATTAACATTATCATGTTGACCGTATGTCAATATTGGTTTATCGTCTAATATTCCTTCAACAAATAAATGTATATCATATTTTTTATTTATTGATGGAAATTCTTCAGCAGAATATGATTTTTTTCCAATGTAATTTACCTTGGTAAATCCTAAATGTCTTAACACACTTTTATTATTATTGATAATATCAAAAGATTTATTAAAATCATTATTTATTGTGACAATCCCTTGATTATCAACATTAAAATTAAAATTAGGTGATAATGATTTTTTTAATTCTTTAATTAATGAATATGAATCATAAGATCCAACAGGTATATCAACTTCAGTTTCATTTTCATCAATTATATATCTTAATTTATTTGAACTTGTTGTTATTAAATTTGCAACCTGTGGAACTTTTATATCCATTAATTGAAAACTAACTATGTTTTTATATGTGTCATTACCAAATTCAACCATATAGTCACTATAATTTTTTGGTTCATCATAGTCTTTTGATTTTATTAATATATCATGATATTTAATTGAATTTTCTTTATTATCATCATGTACAATAATATTTTTATTAATTTGCGGTTCATGGATGACTTGTACTAATTGATTGACTGGATTATTTTGATGATTATAAGTTAATTCCATATTATTTAATTCATTTAATAAATTATCGCTTTTCTTTAGATTGTCGCTAACAATAGTATTTAACCCTGACAAGTCCAAACTAATTTTTTTTATTAGCGCATCTAATTGTTTTGAATCTAGTGATTGCAAAAATAATGGATCAAAACTAGCTAAATTCATTTGATTGTAAATTTTATCTTTCATTTTTTTGATATGTGATTCTAATTGTTCAGAATCAAGATTTTTCATGGCTTCCATTTCATTTGTGTATTGTACTCCCCTGTTAAAATTTAAATGGTTCATATTATTATTATTCATCATATCATGCATTTTTTGCATTTGTAAAATTTGATTCATATCCATTTGTCCCATATTGTTCATATTGAAATTTAAATTAGGTGACGTCATGGGATTAAATGTACCTTTGTTTGGTGCTGACCCACCGCGCATGGTATCTAAATTATCCCTCTCAGCTAACATATTATTATATTTTGATTGCAATTCACCATTACTTACATTTATTTGACTAGCTTGATTACTTTGATTCATATGACCCATTTGATTCATATGTCCTGGTTGACCCATTTGATTCATATGTCCTGGTTGACCCATTTGATTCATATGTCCTGGTTGACCCATTTGATTCATATGTCCTGGTTGACCCATTTGACCCATTTGATTCATTTGACCCATTTGATTCATTTGATTCATTTGATTCATTCGACCCATTTGATTCATATGTCCTGGTTGACCCATTTGACTCATATGTCCTGGTTGACCCATTTGATTCGTATGTCCTGGTTGATCCATATAATTATTCATTATAGGATTTGCTTGATTGTTCATTAACATATTCATATCAAACATTCCCATATTATTATTTAATCCACTAAAACCTTCAATATTTGGATTATAATCAAGAGATCCTTGACCATTTCCTTTTGTCCCACCTCCTTTACCGTGAACAAGGGTAAAATCGATTTCCGGGGGTTTTTGGGTTCCTCGCATATCCATATCCATTCCCATCATTCTACCCATTGACTGACCCATCATTCCACCCATTGATTGGTCCATCATTCCACCCATTGATTGACCCATCATTCCACCCATTGGTTGACCCATCATTCCACCCATTGGTTGACCCATCATTCCACCCATTGATTGGCCCATCATTCCACCCATTGGCTGACCCATCATCATATTATTTCCTCTTTGTGCATATTGACCCTGTCTTTCCATAACTTTTCTTTCAAGATCATCTTTTGCATTTGATTGTTCGCCATACATTTCATTTTCTAAATTTCCAAAATACATTTTATTTCCCATTTCTCCAGTTGCAGTAATAAACTCACCATTTCCTCTTGCAATTGGTGCAAAACTGCCACCGCCTCCGGTATCATTGAATCCTTGAAATCCTCCAGCCATTGCGCCTGCTCCAGCTGATTCGCCAACTTGTCTTTGTGTTTTTCTATTAAGTTCTGTGTATTTTGGGCGATTTGGAATTTGCATATCACGATTTCCATATAGTTCTTTATCTCTTGATCTTTTTATTTCATTTAATTCATCATGACTACTATTATTACTTCCTGCTTTTTTTGATCTTGATTCTTCACAGATTTTAACACAATCTTTAATACTTTTTTTATTTAATAAATCAATAAAATCTGTCATTTGCATACCATCTGGTTTTTTCCCTCCATATTTATCATATGTTTCTTTCATTTGTCTAGCTAATAGTTTCTTCAATTTTCTTTTTGTATCGGGATTATCTTTTATGTTTAACATTTTTTCTAATGTCATACATTGTCTCCCTATATTTTTTTCAGAAAAGAAGAACTTATCCATATAACATATATTATATAGAGGTAATTTTGCGAGTAATTTAAACTCATTTTTTTATATACTATAATTATATCATTATATTGATGAATTTTCCAAATGCAAATTTTTCTGTGTCAGGATTTAATGATAATAATTTTAATAGAATTAATGTACCGTCAAATACATTTCCTCAAAATGGTGCCAACGTTGGTAATCCACTTGGAATTTATAATCCTTTATCGACAAATACACAACAATTGATGAGAAATAATGTTCCTATAACAAGTTTTCAAGATTCATTTTCACCGAATACACCAATGATTGAAAGGATAGATTATTCAAATAAGAATCAATTAATTCATAATAATATTGGTGATAGTGTTTTAGATGAACACGTTGTCGAATATAGATTAAATATTGACAGCATTGATAGAGATATACAATATTATCCGGATCCCTTTTCATATGTAGTGAAATTAAATCCTGGTTCTAGTGGTGTTTATAGACATGAAGAATTTATTGATGGCGATAGAAGAAAGGGCACTACAATAGTAGAATCTAGATTTGATGGTCCACCGCCCCCATATATTAATAAAGAATTTAGAAATATTAAATATATAAAATTGGAAAATATAATTTTACCACAACGTAATAAATTAAAAAAAAATAAAGATGGAATTTATGATTTTGATAGTAATTCGAATCTAGCATTTGATATGTATGTTAGTTTACAAATACCTGAAATTGGTGTTGATCGTGTTTTTACAACAGGAGAAAATTCAGTGAGAATAGGAGCAGACGGGAAATTTCACACACCACCAACACCATTTGCTATTATTTTTCTAGATAAATTACTGGGAACTAATTTTTATTCTGGAACGCCTTATTATGGAACAAAAATTTATAAAAATTCATTGCTTGGAAATTTGAGCCAATTAACTATTAAATTTTATGATTGTTATGGTGCACTACTTAAAATTGATGATTTAATGACATATGATGAACTTCAAGAATTTGAATTTAAAACACACGAGCCATTTCCAATCACTGATGTTAGACATCCATATAATAAAAAAATTCAGAATCATATATCTATCATCATTGGCGTAGTTGAAAGCCAAATAAATAACAATACCAAGTTTGAATATTAAGATTTTAATTTTTTATATTCATTTATTATTTTTTCAACAAATTTACTAACATATACCTTTCTAATTCCTATTTGTTTAATATAGTCATTTATTAATTTTTCTTTTAATAATTGATATTCTGACATATTTTTTTTACTTCTTAAATTTGAATATTCTTTCATAAATTCTTCAGAAATCATATTCTTATTATTTTGTAATAATTTAGTTAAATAAGTAAATGCGTCTTTCATATAAACTGTATTTTTCGCTATGATGTTTGACAAATCATTTACTATATGTACATTAAATTCTTTTATTGATATTGGATTCGTAATTTCATCTATAAACTTTATTATTGCCTTTTTCTTATCATCATAATTTGATTTACTCATCAATATTTCCTTTATTGATTCAAATTCGGAACTAAATGTTTTTTTTGTTATATTGTTAATTCTGTCTATATATACTTCAGTATCGTGTGGTTGTTCAGTTAATAAATTATTTTGAGATTGTGATTCGGAAAGATTTGAATGGATAAATAATGATCCAAGGTTACCACCATCCTGAAATATAGTATCATTTAGATCGAGCAAATATATCATATCTTTGTTATATATTTCAAAATATTTGCCACCTTTTCTTGACAGTCTTTCCATATTTTTTAAATAATTATTCAATGACAATGGATCTGCTGACCGTAAAAAGTTCTCTCTATATTTATCATCAAATATCTTATTCATGTCAGACATTTTATACTTATAAAATATAAAATCTTTTTCACATTATTTACACATCAGTAATTTCTGGTATAGGAATAACATAATCAATTATATATGTATCTTTATCTAGTTTCATTAAAATTCCATTTTCATCTCTAGCAACACGTCCTACTGCAAAATGTAAATCATAATCATAAACAACACCACTTTCCAAATATAACCAATAATTTTCAGGTTTCGAATATGTAACTGATTCAGCGTCTGGTGTGCTTGTTATTTTAACAGCTTTCACTTTCATAACTTTTATTCTTATAGTTTTTGTTTTTGTACTATTACTTCCATTATCTATTTTCATATCGTCTGCTATGTCAGTTCTATATGCAGGACCAATATTCTGATCAAATAAAGAAGGTTCTTCAAATTGAAAACATTTATATTCTTGAGCCATCATGTTATGTGGTTTAAATAAAGTACAATCAATTGCCACTTCTTTAACTGCATCTAAAAATGATTGTATGAGCCCATCTTTTCCACGTGCTACATCTTCAATATATTCATCAGTTGTTTGTTTTTTTCTATCTGGCAAAATAGATTTATATCTATATATATCAACATGTCTTTCTTCAAGTGGGAGATCTTTATGAGAACATTGGCGAATTCCACGACCAATCATTTGAGTTATTCTAACCTCATTCCAATATGGTTCCATAATATGAATTTGACGAACGTTCTTGAGACTTAAACCTTCAGCTCCTGCTGGACTGATAAGCATTATTTTTATAAGATTTCCTAATTTATTTTCTGGCATATTATAAATTCGCATTCCTGCAAAACGTTCATCAATATCTTTAATACCCCCATGAAATTCAGTGTAACCAATTTGACCATTTAATAGTTTTTTTTCTTTCATATAATTATAAAATCCTAAAAAATGCAAATAAATTTTAAATATTTCTATTCCCTCCATAAGAACATAGTTTGAATAAACAATAACCGGACCTTTTGATCTCATTATATTGAAAATTATATTTGTCATTTTTGGTGAAGAAGTGTACATGGCTTGATATAAATTAGATTTTGGAATTTTTTCTTCATGGAATTTATCATATTCACCTTGGTAAGATATAAATTTTTTAATATCATCCATAATAGTATATTTATTATTTCTATCTTCTTTATCTTTTTGAGATAAATAATCAGTGAAAGTTGTAATATAATTTTCAACAGCCTGTAAATATTCATTAAGATGAACTAACTTTCCTTTATCTTTAGATTTAACTTTTCCAGATTCTGCTAATTTATTAGCATCTTTTTCAGATAATCTAAATTTTCCAGGTCTTGGTCTACCCTCACCAGTTACTTTTTGTGATATAGCTGGGAAAACAAAATTACATGCCTGTCTTGTATATACTTTATAAACCTGTGACCCACCTTTGATTGGGCCACTTTTTAATGCTAGTTTCCTTTCAATTTCATCAAAATATGAATATACATCTTTCTGATATTCACTCATTGGTACATCAACATATCTTATACTTTTTGTTGCATAAAGATCTGGGGTCGCTCCAATATAAAATGATACTAGACCCATAATACGTCTTTGAAACATATTTTTTGTATTTAGATTTAATGTTTGGTGTGTCGTTGTTGATATGAATAAATTATTAAATTCAGCTTCACTTTTAGGAAAAATACCTGGCCGAAGGAGGTTAAAGAGGAGGGCCAATTCGAAAGGTGAGTTTACAGCAGGTGTAGCCGACATGCAAACAACTCGTGTGTCTGGATTTTCTTTTTGGTCTTGGATGATATAATCATATATACGTTGCGCTCGTTTGCCACCGTCAGATGAGATATTGGAATAAACATTTCTAATAAAATTATGTACTTCATCTATAATATATAATGATTTTTTTGAACTATCTACATTTTTCATGGCGTCCATAAAACTTCTATCAGCAAATGGAGAATCATAGTGTATAAACACAATGTTCCTATAACGATATTCGTATTCATCCTTCTTAAGCCAAAGTTTAATTTCATCTAGCCACCCCCCTTTTAAAGATGCTTTTATTAAAAGGAATACATTCCAGCCTGGTGTATAATTGTACAGAACATTATAAATATTAATTACACTACCAGATTTACCAGACCCAACAAAGTGATACAATAATGCATTTCTATATGGACTTCTAAAATCTAAAAATTGACCAATAAATGCCTGATATTTTCTGAGTTCTAACTTATATTCTTTTGATGCATCTTTAATATTACATGGATCATCACTAGATTTATTAAAAATATCATCTAATTTATATTTCTTAAAATTTAAATTTATCCAACTAGGAAATAGTTTCCCATTTATTTTCAAGTCTATATATTTTCCTGATTTATCATCTCGCGACATTATAATAAGTATTTATATAATTTTTTCATGTAAATTATACATAAAAAAAATAAATAATTGCTAATAAAATAGATATTATACTTTTTATTAGAAAATTATGAAAACTTAATAAAAAATAGTAGATTTACAAATTTATAATAATTTAATTTTTAAAAAAAATTAGCTATTTATACTTTTTACGATTTATATAATGAGATCTCATAATTAGACCCATATATACTTATTACACCAAAGTATAAAATTACTTCTTGAACTCAAGTAATAGGTGTACTAGTTCTAATAATCATTTTTTTAACATACTTAGCCTTCTGTTTCTAAATATTGGAAGCAAATATCTACTGCTGCAGAAAATGATCCATTTGCATTACTTGTCCAAACTTGCGGACATAGAAATGTTGTAAGACCACTTTGACCTGGTATATTTGTAGAAGTAGATCCCTCATATCCATAGCCACTCGACCCCAATATATAAAGTGAATAATATACAGTAGAACCATTAGGCGGACAGTATATACGGTATTCAAACATATTTGTTGCTAAATCGCGCACAGGAAACGTACTATATATAGAGATTGGGGAGGCTGGTGAACCGAAAAATTGCTGATTATTTATTGTATATCCTTGTACACCACCTAGAAGATTCCCCGTTCCTGTAATGTAAGTTCCTTGAATTATTCCATTACCGTAAATATATTGATTTGCCGCTATAGTTCCGCTAACAGTTGGTACAAATAAAAGTGACGCACCCGTAATAGAAGTAAATGATGAAATAGTAATAGCCTGATTTAAGACAAACGACGTTCCTGTCTGTTCGACTCCAACAGTACCCATTATATAAGTGTTACCTGGTATTCCTGTGCCGGTAATTGTCTGTCCTCCATAAAATGTTACACTAGATGGATATGTCAATGTAGTACTTGATGATACAGAATTGTTTGTAGTATTATTAACTGATGGTATACAATATCCACTGAAATTAGCTGCTGGCAAAATATCTTTTGACGCGCCGGCTGCTGAAATTGTTCCTGATGCTACTGTTTGAGATTGATTAACTATATAAGTTCCAGCACCGCCAGTTCCAGTACCGAGTGCGACTATAGCGGTACCTGGCGTTATACCAGTACCATTCAATACTTGTCTAATAGAAAAAGTTCCCTGTATAGTACCACCCGCTGTGAAAGTACCACCTGATGCGGTTATTGTTGTAGAAGGAACCGCTATAGTATTATAACTGACAGTATAGGTACCTATACCACCTAACCCGCTTGTGGAACCATTCAATTGCGATAAGATATAAATTCCAGCCGATACACCTGATCCGGAAATAAACATCCCCGGATATATAGTACCGGATGATATTGCTGTAACAAACATACTTGCCGGGTTTCCAGTTGTAACTTGTGCAGTAAATACAGCAGTTAGAGGTGCAATTGATCCTGCCGTTGTACTAGTAATCGGACCTCCTAAAATAGTTGCAGATGCAAATGTTTGCGAAGGTGTTACAATATATGTTCCGGTACCACCTGTTCCTGTTAATGCATATGTAACAAATGTACCGTTTGTCATACCAGTTCCAGAAATACTTTGTCCTACTACAACCCTACCAGAAATAATTGCTGTAATTGTTAAAGTGCCGCATGTTCCAGTTATATTGTTTGTCGAAGCAACACTTGCTGCAGTACTAAAAACTAGATAAGTTCCTATTCCACCAGTAGTTCCTGACAATTGCGATATGATATAAGTACCAGTGGATACACCTGTACCTGTAAGTATCATTCCGGGATAATATATACCAGTATTTATAGCAGTAATTGACAATACGTTTTGCGTAATTGATCCAGTTCCAACTGCTGATGTGGTTGGCGCGATACTCCCTGTGCATTGCAAATCTATACCTCCATGCATAAATGATATAGAATTATCTTGATAATTAAGACCAAATCCTAAAACTCCCTGCGCTATTGATGGATCAATAGTACCTGCAAACAATGATGTTTGAGTACTTAACCCTACAAAACTCCTTTGAGTTGCTAATGCAATCGTGCTCGAACAACCGCTTTTTACAATATAATTAAAGCCACCTAATCCAGATGCATTACCTCTCCAGAATTGTGCTATTGCATGCGTGGTGCCTGCATTACTATTAAGTGCCGAAGCTGAAACATATTGTATTCTGCGTTGACTTTGAAAATAATTAGCGCCACTGACAGCTCTTATTGTAGGAGTTCCTGCTGTTGTATTACCAAACCCAATTGTACTTATGGTTGTAGTATTTCCTTGTGCGGTCCAGTAAATGAAAGCATTGGTTCCAAATGAAGGTTGAAATTGATATTCTTTACCTAATGGCCCTATCTGACCTAACATATTTCTGCCACCTCGCAATTTTGAGTAAACTTTAGATCCGGCTGAAGGCGCTGTTGGTGCATTACCTTGATTCACTCCAAAGATAGCATTACCATCAGAACCTATCGTTAAACCGGAAGCACCAGCAAATGCTGAGGAATTATTATATTGTACTTGGCCACTAGAACCACCTGGAGCGCCGCCACCAGACGCTGTTGTAAAAACTATATTACTTGTGCCGATAGTAGGATTAGCTGTAGTTTGCATCCATTCAGTTGCAGTTAGAGTTGTTCCATTTGTAACTATCGTTTTGGCGTTGTTTAATTCAGCTGTGGTATTTGCATCAGTTGATCGCGTAAGAACCCAATTTGTTGAAACCGTACCAATTGTAGTCACTGTGTAAATTCCATTTTGCGATTGGGTTGTTTGATTTTTTACAAGAACGCGGTCATTTAAGTTAGCTGTGTAGTCGTCTGTAGCAAAAGCAGATTGTGTTCCACTATTTGTAAGAGTTGCTCCAACGCCACTAGTACCGTTTGAATATGTAGCGGTTAAATTTGCGGTTGTTGCCGCTGCTACTGCATATTTATACGCGAGACCTCCAACAGTATTATCCACATAATTTTTATTTGCAGCATCTGTTGCATTAACCGGCGTATTTGTTACTGTAAGTTGTGCAAATGTTGGGGTACTTGTTGTATTGATCGACTGTGGTAAGCTTAGTACAACATTACCTGTACTGCTGCTAGCAATAACCTGGTTAGTTGTTCCAGTGATACCAGATACCCCTGCATATAAGGATACTCCTCTCCAAATCGATGACGTAAAATCGTAAAACACGGTATAACTTTGATTTGGAGAAATTATAACGTTTTGTCCACCAAAATTAAATCTATTTGCTATTCCGCTACCAGAACCAACATTTTGATCCATAAGAGTAATGTTAAATGATCCAATGTTTATAATTTGTAATGTATTGGTAGGTGCACTATTCGGTGCCATTAATCCAGTAATATTTACACTCGCCGTTGAAGTTAAACGCATAACATTTGCAGTCTCTAGACCAGTTGGATTGTAATTTTGTTGATCAATGGAAAATGAAGGTGGTGAAATAACATTCCAACTACCTCCACCGCCTGTCGCGGCAATAGTGATTGCACCTGCACCATTTGTAATTGAAATCCCACTTCCTGCTGTTAAATTTGCTACCGCAGGGGGTGCACTAGTGCTACCAATTAATAATTGACCATTAGTTAATGCAGAAGACTCAACAATTGCACTACCCGAACTTACCATAATACGATTATTATTAAGTGCTGTGTTAGAATTTGTACCGCCGTTTGCAACACCGAGTGTTCCGGAAACATGTGTGGTTAATCCGATTTTTCCCCAACTTGGTGCTACTCCAAGTCCACCAGAAATCACAGTATTTCCTGTTGCTACATCAGATAGTTTTGCCAATGTGTTAGATGTATCAGCATATAATAAATCTCCAACTGTATAACTTGAAAAACCAGTTCCACCATTTGCTGCAACTAATGTTCCTGTCAATGTGATTGCTCCTGTACTCGTTGCACTTGAGAACCCTGTGGTTCCGGTACTAAATGATGTTACTCCATTATTAGTAAATGTGACCGCCCCTGTATTTCCTGATACACCAATACCTGTTCCAGCGACTGCACTAGTCACGCCTGTATTATTAATTTGGAACGTTCCAGATCCTATAGTAGTACTAATACCGGTTCCACTTGTAACAGTGTATGGTGTGTAAGTTGATGAACTTGTTCCAACTAATAATTGTCCAGCATTTGGTGTCAATGTAGTTCCAGTACCACCTAATGTAGTTGCAATAGGAGATGTTAGTGAAAATGCGTTTCCGGTTAATGTTAGTCCAGTTCCGGCGGAATATGCACTTGGGCCATTTGACTGAGCAAATGTAATATTACTTGTTCCAATGGTTGGATTAGAAGCTGTTTGTGTCCATGCCGTATTTGTCAACGTTGATCCATTTGTAATATAAATTGTAGCATTGTTAATTTCACTAGTAGTATCTGAATCTGTTGTTCTGGTGAGAACCCAATTTGTACTGGCACTACCCACATTAGTAACTGTGTAAATTCCATTTTGTAGTTGAGAAGTTTGATTCTTTATCAAAATTCTGTCACCAACAATTGGTGTATATCCATCAGTTGTAAATGCCTGTTGAGTACCTGCGTTAGTTAATGTTGCACCCACGCCACTGGTACCATTAGAATATGTTACGGTTAATGTAGTTGTTGAAGCTGCTACTGCTTCATTTTTCCATGATAAGCCATTAATTAGTGTATCAACATAATTTTTATTTGTGGTGTCAGTTGCATTAACTGGTGTATTTGTAATAGTAAGTTGTGCAAATGTAGGAGTACTTGTTGTAGCAATTGACTGTGGTAAACTTAGTACAACATTTCCTATGCTGTTGCTAGCAGCTACTTGATTTGCAGTTCCAGTAATATTTGTTACTAAGGTTGTATTAGGATCAACAAATGTCCATTTGCCTGAACCATCCGTTTGCAAAATGTTACCGTTACTAGCGGGACCGGTAGGTAATGTCCACGTTATATCACTACTTAAACTATCCGGTGACTTAATGCAAACAAAGTTTGAACCGTTTGTAGTTTGTTCATACAATTTCACATTTGTAGGTGCAGTTGATGTGGATAGAAGATTGTAAGTACCAGTTCCTTTAGTTTGAAGGTTAATATTGATATCAGTATCAGTACCCGTAGTAGTAACTGTTGGTGAGTTACCTGCTGTATTACTACTAAGAGTAAGATAATTGACGGCATTTAGTGGAGCAGAAAATGCAACTTCTGTTGCTCTGGTAGTTGAGCTAAGAAGACTATCGGCGAATGGTGATGTTGTCCAACTGGGTCTTTCATTCAATAAATTAGGACCTCCTGTAGCATAAACAAGTGTACTTGGTACAGTTGGTCTAGATAGTACCTGCATTTGACTGAAACCTAGAACAGCGTCATAGAAAAGCATATCACCTTGGATGTAATCATTGAGACCTGTACCTCCATTTAACAGAGGTAGTACTGACAATCCCACAGCATTAGTACTTGCTAGATTAACTGTTCCCCAGTTTGCGGCATTACCAGCCATACCGTTGCTAACAATTAGTTGGTCTGGGGTCGATGAGCTAACTACGCTTGCTACTGCTGTATCAAGACTGCTTGCTACTCCATCAAGCGTTGTACCAAGTGTAACATTGTCTGGATTTAGTGAAACTTTATTTGAAAATACAGTAATACCTGGACCGCCCTGTGTACCAATAAAACATGGAGGTAGTTGGCAATTGGTTTGTATGTTACTAATATAGTTTCGAAATTGTTCTTCTAAAATATAAGATTCTTCTTTTGGAATAGAAGATTTATCTTTACATGTGTCATCTAACAACTTATATGCATATAATAAATCTTCCTCAGTAATTGTATTATCATTTGTATTATTAATTATCGGACAACCAGCTGCAATATTCAATTGTATTGCAATCCATTGTTTTGCCAAATTATACCATAAATCTTCATCTTTTGAATGAGTTGTATCATTTAGAATATTTGACCATGACATATCACATAATATTGTGGATTTATAGTCATATGGTGATGGCCAAGATAAATTAACTGCCCAATATTCAGAGGTATTAGCATTTGAACATGGTGGACATTGTAAAGAAATATTATATGTACATGGATCTGTTTGTGATACGCTTAAATAATTATAAATATTTGGATCAGCTTGAATAATTGGACAAGGTCCAATGTCTCCATTTGGTCCCATTGGTCCAATTGGGCCAGTTGCGCCAGTTTCTCCTGTTGGGCCAGTTGGACCAGTTTCTCCAGTTGGGCCAGTTGGACCAGTTTCTCCAGTTGGACCAGTTTCTCCAGTTGGGCCAGTTGGACCAGTTTCTCCAGTTG